ATCAATGTTATTGACCGCACTTAGCGGCAAGAAGTAGAGTTACGAAAAGTCTGATCTAGGAGAAGAAGCCCTCCGGCCGAAGAAAGCCGGAGGGTTCCTGGGGAAAGGCACCGGAGATAGCGACTCCGATGTGGAATCATTGTATCAGTTGTTGGACAAAACCAGCAACATCAAAACCATCATCGAAAACGCTATCACCCGCCCAAGGTGGATGACTATATGGCGCAAAACTACAGGTCGTGAACTGTTGCTATCGGGCATGAGCGCGGGGAATAAAGCAAACCCTGCGGCGCGGTTGACCCTCCGGAAGATGCCTCTCGGCCTATGTGTGAACACCGAGAACAGAGACCATATTCGATACGGTAGCAAACAGCACGTGATAGCGGACCCTGTAGGCGATGATGAATCGCCATAAAAGGGAAACTTACCCTGAATTTGGAGTAGTTACATGGGAATAGGAGAACATCAAGGTGCGGCAGCGCAGTACAGCGCTTTCCTGGAAGCAAAGAGGCATACGATTGGATCGTTTGGATTTAAGCCAATTTGGATGCCAAAAAGGGCTTTCGAGTTCCAACAGTGTGTAATCGGCAGGTCGGTGTCTAAGGGACGCTACGGGGTATTTGCCGACACCGGCTTAGGCAAGACCACAATCCAGCTTGCTATTGCTCACAATATCGTGATGAAAACCAACAAGCGCGTATTGATTCTGACTCCACTGGCTGTGGCGTTCCAGTTCATTGACGAGGCAGCATTGATTGAAGTGCCGGACGTAGATCACAGCAAGGACGGAAGCTTGAAAGGTAAAATCATTATCTGCAACTACGAGCGGCTGCACCTGATGAATCCTGACGACTTCGAGTGCGTGATTTGCGATGAGTCCAGCATTCTGAAAAACTATGCTGGCGCAACCCGTGATTCGATCATCGCATTTATCAAGCGCGTGAAATATCGGTTCCTTGCTACTGCCACACCATCCCCCAATGATTACCTTGAACTTGGCAACAGCTCGGAAGCGCTCGGCTACATGGGCTACATGGACATGCTCACTAAATTTTTCAAGAGCAACCAAAACAGTGTAGATAGCAACAATCGCAACATTGGAGAAAAATTTTACCTGAAACCTCACGCCGAAAATGATTTCTTCGCATGGGTAAATCAGTGGTCAATTATGGTTAAGATACCGTCTGACCTTGGCTTTTCGGATGAAGGGTATGATTTACCGCCCTTGATAACAAACAAACATATCGTTCACAACGAGAAAACATGGTGCATTGATGGCCAATGTTCGCTGTTTGCGATGCCAGCAAAAACCATGACAGAAGTTCGAGAAGAACAAAAGCTGACAGTTAAAGAGCGTTGCGAAAAAGCCGTAGAACTGGCCGAAGGAAAGACGTCTGTTTACTGGTGCAATTTGAATGAAGAGAGCGCCTTGCTTGCTAGCCTTGACCGGGAAGCAATAGAAATCATCGGCGGTATGTCCATCGACAATAAGGAAGAAATTCTTGCCGCCTTTGCGCACGGAGAAATCAAAAGGCTTATAACAAAGGCCAAAATGACCAGCATGGGATTGAACTGGCAGCATTGTAACCATACGGTATTTTTCCCCACATGGAGTTATGAACAGTGGTACCAATCAATCCGAAGGTTTTGGCGTTTCGGTCAGAAAAGCACCGTAACCTGCGACATGGTTATATCAGATGGACAGGAGCGAGTGCTTGAAGCGCTGAAGCAAAAAACAGAAAAGGCCATCAGCTTTTATGAAAGCCTTGTTGCCAACGCCAACCGAGACTTTCATCAAACAACAAAAGAATTTAATCAGCCCATTCAACTACCGAGATTTATAAAATGAGCGCAAAAGACCAATTGATAACCGAAGATTATGCTATTTATTGCAGCGATAGCATGGAAGTGTTACCGACTATCCCATCAGAATCAATCGACTTAAGCATTTATTCGCCGCCCTTTGCTGGGCTGTACAACTACAGCAGCAGTGAGCGCGATTTTTCCAACTGTGAAAGCAAAGATCAATTTCTTGAGCAGTATGATTTCCTTGTGGCAGAAATGGCGAGAGTCACAAAGCCGGGAAGAATTACTGCTGTTCATTGTACAGACGTTTTCGATAACTCTTGTTTCTTGTGGGACTTCCCGCACGAGATTATCAAGATCCACGCCAAGTACGGGTATCACTACCGCAACCGAATCACGACATGGAAAGAGCCTTTGAAAGTCAGAATGCGCACGATGGTTAAGAGCCTGATGCACAAGCTGATAGTGGAAGACTCCACACAGTGCTTTACTGCCATGCCTGATTATGTGCTGGTGTTCACTAAGAATGGCCAGAACCAAGTGCCTGTAACGCACCCTTGTGGCATGAAATACTACGCAGGCGAGACACCGATTTTGCCAAACATTTTGCAGGCTTGGAATAATGCCAACGACTCCAAATTGACAGCAGAGGAATTGTGGGAGCGACTGAACACCATGTTCCATGATGCGAGCGACCCAAAGACAAACAAGCTCAGTCATTACATCTGGCAGCGCTATGCCTCCAGCGTTTGGGATGATATCCGGATCGACAACGTGTTGCCGTACCGAGACAGCAAGGAAGATGACGATGAAAAGCATGTGCACCCGCTGCAGCTTGATGTGATCGACAGGCTGGTGGACTTGTATAGCAATCGCGGCGAGGTGGTGCTGACCCCGTTCATGGGTGTTGGTAGTGAGGTATACAGCCCGGTCTCAATGGGGCGCAAGGCCATCGGCATAGAACTCAAGGACAGCTATTACAAGCAGGCTATTATAAATTTGCAGCACGCCAAAGACAGGTTCAAGAAGGAGGATCAGCGTCAGGAGATGCTGATATGAAAGACTTGCTCGGAAAAGACGAAGAAGTGGTAGCCGGCCAGATGCCCAACTTTGAAGACTTCTACAAGCACTATCCGGTGAAGAAGTCACGTAAAGTGGCCGAAAAATCATGGGAGCGGAAGAATATCACGTGGGATCAACTGCGCATCATCGTGATCGACATCCGGCGCCGGCTGAAGTGGCGCGAGTGGCGACTGGAAGAACCGCAGTACATCCCTCACCCATCGACCTACTTGAATCAAGAGCGATGGACGGATACCGAGGATCTGCTGGCGCAACGAGCGGACAGCAATAATTTTGTGGCGCTGCCACCGGCAAACAAAAATGGGGTCATTGAGCGTGACTGGACTCCTGACGCTGAAGCTGTGGCCATTCTGCAGCGTGGGGGTATAAGCGTGCCATTTATCGAAGACGCCGTGGCTGAATTCGCCTTGTACTGGAGAGAAAACGCCACACCAAATACGCAGTGGAACACGAAGTTCATCGCGCATGTGCGGCGCCAGTGGGTGAAGTACACGCATGCGCTGGAGCACGACACCACACCGCGGCCGATCCCGCCGGATTTCCAGCCCGACCCGGCCTGCCTCGACGTGCTGGCCATGGCCAACATCGACATCGACTTCGCGCTGGCGCAGCTGCCTGAATTCCTGCTGTACTGGCAGGACCGCAAAGAGGCGCACAGCTCCTGGAACACCAAGTTCCTGCAGCACGTCAAATACAAGTGGGCGCAGCACATGCAGCCGGCCGGTCAACCGCTGCTGGAGCGCCTGACAGACCGGAGCTGGGCAGAATGAACACATTATTGGATTTCGGCAGTATCTGCAGCGGTATTGAAGCGGCAAGCGTGGCATGGGAGCCGTTGGGCTGGCGCGCATCGTGGTTCAGTGAGATTGACCCTTTTGCCAACTCGGTTCTGGCGCACCACTTCCCCGACACCCCAAACCATGGCGACATGACAACGCTACCGGAGCGCATCCGATCCGGCGAAGTAAAAGCACCGAGCCTGCTATGCGGTGGCACCCCCTGCCAGGCGTTCAGCGTGGCCGGCAACCGCGAATCGCTGGGCGATGCCCGTGGCAACCTTTCCCTTGTTTTCTGTGGAGTAGCAAATGCAATTGACGATGTTCGACAACAACGAAGTGAGCCAGAAGCCATCATCGTGTGGGAAAACGTGCCAGGCGTCCTCAGCACCAAGGATAACGCCTTCGGCTGCTTTCTGGCAGAGCTTGCCGGCGAAGACAGCCCGCTGCAGCCTGCAGGGAAAAGATGGTCGGACGCTGGTTGTGTGTATGGACCCAAAAGGACGGTCGCATGGCGAATCCTTGATGCCCAATATTTCGGCTTGGCCCAACGACGCAAGCGTGTGTTCGTTGTGGCAAGTGCTCGAAACGACTTTGATCCCTGCGCGGTACTTTTTGAGTTCGACGGCGTGCGCCGGGATTCTGCGCCGAGCCGAGAAGCGCGGGAAGAAGTTGCCGGAACCTTTGAGGCTCGCACTGGAGCAGGCGGTTTCCCCGGCACGGATGGAGCCTGCAGCAACCACGTTGTCCCAGGATGCTGGTGGGACGGCGGACAAATAAGCCAGACCCTCGACGCAGTCCTTTACAAAGGCCAGACGATGCCGGAGAAGAACCGGTTTCCGGCAGTGCTGCAGCCGGTTGCTATCACGCAGTTCGGCGAAACCGCGGGCACGCTGACAGCGCGGCACGACAGCAGCCCATGCCACGACAGGGGAATGAATGTCGTTGCTTTCCATCCCACGCAAGACCCAATCAGCAGTACCGATGGCAGCACGCATGCTTTAGGGTGCGGATCGTCAGGCGGACAGGCAAGCGTAGCGGTGGCGGTATCACTGCGAGGCCGGGAGGGTGGAGGCACTGCAGAGCTTGGCGATGATCTGCAAAACTGCTTGCGAGCATCAGGTGGCGGAGGCGACAAGCCGCATGTGCTTACAGGTATCGCCTACCCACTCGACCTACGCAACGCCCTGCGCGACCCGGAGAAGTATGACGAGCAGAACCGCCAGGGTGTCGGCACTGGTGATGATGGCGACCCAGCCCCAACGCTGACTAAGGCGCATGTGCATGGAGTGGCGACCGCCATGCAAGTCCGCCGCCTCACAGCCCGCGAGTGCGAGCGGCTGCAGGGATTTCCGGACAACTGGACGCTGGTCCCGCACGGCACGAACCGCGCGAAAGACTTCCGGGAATGGCTGGAGTACCTGCGCCTGCGCATCGGTGGTCTGACTGAGAAAGAGGCGCGCACCCTGGCCGCTGACGGCCCGCGCTACAAAGCCATCGGCAATAGCTGGGCTGTGAATGTCGCCCACTGGCTCGGCGCCAGAATCGACAAACACCTACAGGAGGTTGGTCTGGAGAAGCAACAATGAAAAACCTGTGGATGAAGCGCATCGGCAAAACCCTGGTACCCATTGACGAGCACACCGACGAGCGCATGGCTGACATCAAGGAAGGCATCCGCCTGAAGGTGTCCTGTGTCTACCCGCGCGATGTGGAGCAGCACAACCGATTCTTCGCCATGCTGCGTTTTGCTTTCGACTACTGGGAGCCGCCCGCAATGCAGATAGGAAATATGAGCGCTGTGAAAGAGTTCGAAACTTTCCGGGAGAACGTCATTGTCATGGCCGGGTTTCGTTATCCTGTTATCAACACAGACGGCAGCTTCACTTGGAAAGCCAAAAGCATTTCGTTTGATGACATGGCCCCCGAGGATTTCAACAAGTGCTATCAGGCCTGCTTCAGCGTCCTGTACGACATGGTGCTGTCATCCGTGGAGGGCATGAGTCTGCACGAAATCAATATGGCACTGAACAAGATTACCAAGTTTGAGGAAAAGCACCGTGCCTAGACGTTGCCGCAACTGCAAGATGCACAGGATCCCAAAAACAGCGCCACCCCGGCAGTTCTGGTGCAGCGACCCATGCCTTGACGCCATTATCAAGAAGACGCTGGACGACAAGCAGGCGATGGCAAAGGCTTCGCAGAAGATGCAGGGGGCAAAACACCGTCAGGCCAAGCAGAAACTGAAAGAGGATAGCCTGCCAAAACAGGTATCACTAACCCAGGCAGACTTCAATATACTGGTGCGGATGATCGATGAGTGCGCCGACCTTCCCTGCATCAGTTGCGGTAGGCACGACTGGGAGATTGACGAGAAGCCAACAGGCGGCAAGTGGGACTGTGGCCACTTCATCACGGTAGGTGCTCATCCTGAACTGCGGTTTGTCTTCATCAACGCGGGACGCCAGTGTAAGAGTTGTAACGGTGGTAGTGGGCGCTTCACGCGCAAGAATAGAACAGTGAGCGAAGAATACAAAGAGCGCCTGCAGGCTCGCATAGGGACCGATCTTGTAGCGTGGCTGGAGCGCGACGATCATCCGGCAGCAAAGTATCAGGCTGTTGAGTTAATTGTTTTTCGCAAGATACTGACCGCAGAACAACGTTTCATTACAAAACACTGCAAGCCTAGTCGAGAGTGGCGAGCACTGCCGACCGATTTCCGCACATGGGACTTCTACCAGGTAGCCCTTAATGAGCACTTGCAGTCAAAGGCGGACTGAACATAATTAGGAAACCCCCAGTTTTTGAGGAACGCACGGATGTCGGGAGAGCAACACGCCACCATGGAGCCACTGTGGAATAAAATCCACGAGCACAGCGACCGAATCGGAGAGTTGAGATTGCAAACCGCCGTGCAGGAAAAAAGCCTCGAATCCATCCGCAGAGAGTTCAATGAAATGCAGGCGCGGATAGCTGGGCAATACGGCGAACTGAACGGGAATCTGCAAAACCTGAATGGCAGAGTGCAGACGGTTTTGGATGACATGAACGCCCGGCGCGGCGCACAGGAAGAGCGCAAGCGCACATCGGTCGATTTCCGTTGGGTTATCGGCATACTTCTAACCGCGATGGGTTTGGTCATCGCCTATTACGCGAGCTACGCATGAACAGTTCAGACCAACGACTTACCGCCAATTTCCAGCTGTCCGAGTTCCTTCGCAGCGAAACTGCAACACGCCGCGGCATTGATAACTCCCCAGACGATCAAAGCCTGCGCAACATCCGCGAGCACCTGGCGCCCGGCATGCAGCGCATCCGTGATTTACTCAATGAAACGCACAGGGCTCAAGGTGGCGCATCCGACATCTACATCACTGTTTCCAGCGGATACCGAGGACTGGCCCTGAACAGCGCTATCGGTGGCAGCACAAAGAGCCAGCACATGTTGGGATTGGCCGCCGATTTCACCGCCCCGCGCTTCGGCACGCCGCTGGAAATTTGCCGGCTACTGCATCAGTACAAGGAACGCATCCGGTTCGATCAGTTGATCCACGAAGGATCATGGACACATGTGAGCTTCACTGGCGCTCCGCGACTTTCCATTCTCACGGCACATTTTGAAAACGGCCGAGTACGCTACACGGAGGGTTTGACTGCATGATCAAATACACCTGCGGCTACAAGTACCAGCTGTTCAGCGACTACAGAATTGAGCTACCTGAACCATTCTGCGCCCACACATTTTCAGCTAGATTTTTTGCGCTTGAGGGTGGGGTGCTGACCATTCGGACTGGATATGCCTGGAATGGCGCATCAGGCCCAACATGGGACGATAAGAGCAACATGCGCGGGTCTCTGGTCCACGATGCTCTGTATCAGGCGATCATTGAGGGCCACTTGCCGCGCACGCTGCGCGCAGAAGCGGATGCATTGCTGCATGCGATGTGTGTTGAGGATGGCATGAACTCAATTCGCGCTGGCGTATGGTTATGGGCAGTCAGGCGTCACGGGCTCACTCCATCAATACGCAACAAAGACATATTTGTGGCACCGTAAACTTAAATTTACAAAATTCAGCGGCAGCATTATTATCGGCACCCAACCACCACACAGGAAGAAGGCCATGAAGAGAACACTGATCAACCTTGTCATTATGTGCGTCCTACTGCTCGAAAGCGCTTTGCTCATCAGCTGCCAGATGGCCCAGGGCGGAGCTGTGCCCCAGATCGCATTTCAATATGCGACTGTCCGAGCCATTCAGGAGTCGGAAGAAATCACCCGGGATGATGCCTTCGAGTTCGTGACTGTAGCCAGGCGCATACTTGAGCAAGATACAACCGGCACGGCTGACGTCGTGATGCTTGCCATCCGGGAGCAGATCGACTGGACGCGACTATCACCGGAAAGCCGGATCTTGGTCGAACTGGTCTTCACCTACGCGCGCCAGCACATCGAACAGTCCACGGTATCCATCGGATCAGAAGCGGCCCGAACATCAGCCCTGGCGATTCTCGGATGGATCGAGCAGGGCGCTACATTGGCCAACCCGGAGACCTGATCCGTGAAAAGCAAAAGACCCAGCTTCAAAGCGTGGTGGCACTGCAACGACCCGGAATACTTTCCGCACTGCCTGTGGGATGACCTGCTGCTGCTCGCCGCCGCGGTAATTTTCGGGCTCGCTGCCTTCGGAGCCTACAAGATATTCTTTTGATTCATAGCGGGGTAGTTCAGAGGTCAGAACGCTGGACTCATAATCCGGAGGTCGCAGGTTCAAATCCTGCCCCCGCTACCGCATCAAGGTAAACCATGACCGAAAAGATCAAGTACATCCCTTGCAACGATGCCGAGCGCACCTACCACTTCATGATGGACGGCATGCGCTTCAGCGAAACATTCACAGACGTGGTAGCCGAGGACGAGGAATATCCCGGCAACATCAAGCTGGCCGATGGTCGCTGTGTAGAGCTGATACCCGCCTGGTTCGGCATGACGCGCCTCAAACGAGAAACGGCCACGATAGTCACCCTTAATGTGGTCACTGTCACCAAAGGCGATTCCCCTGCGCCTGAACAACCTGGGGATGGTAGCGGGGCAAGCATTCTGGGATGACCACACAGCCACGGACGGCGGCATTCTCAACCATTGAGGTCTACATGATCCCCAACATCATCCGCACCAGCGGCGGCATCCTGGACGTATCCACCCTTTCCTTTGTCAGCGACTACATGACCAAGGAAGCCTTTGACCTGCTACTGCATGACAAAAGCGAATCTGCCGGCATTGGCGGCATCATGATCCGCTTCCACACCGGTACAGCCGTCATGGTCAACTGCACCAAGGAAGAGGCCAAAAACACCCAGAACTACTTCATTTCCTATAACATGCACCTGGGCAGCTTTTCGGAGTCTCAGAGGATCACGGTTGTGGCACCAATTGAGCCCAAAGTGGCGCACTGAAAAATCGGCTCCGAAAAAGCACAGCAAATACGCCAGCTTGCGACCGTTTGTTAAATAAAATTTTCGGGATTGTTCCATGCGAAACATCGCCACTCACACTCAGGCAAGGAGTAGCAACCCAGAGGTAAGTAATGACAGCCAAGAAGCCCGTCCCCAAAAAGAAAAAGATAGACCCCCGCACCAAGCGCGCTCAGAAGGCCCACAAAAACAGGGCTGAAGTCGTCAAGCTGGCAATGCCCAAGAAAAAAGCCGCCCCCAGGAAAAACAAATCCAGAGCCAAACCCGTAGAAGAGCACGGAGATAAAGGCCGACCCACCAAGTACCGCCCAGAGTACGATGAACGCGCCATGAAGCTTTGCATGCTCGGATTTACCGACATTGAGCTGGCTACTCACTTCGATGTAGCTGAATCCACTATACATTTATGGAAAAAAGAGCACCCCAGTTTTTCCGAGCACATCAAGATGGGAAAGGACTTACCCGATGCTGACGCCGCCTACGGACTGCTGCAGAGAGCCCGTGGAATGACCATCCCGGACTGCCACGTCAGCGTCCATAAAGGCAAGGTAACCATCACCCAGCTGGTGAAGCACATCCCGCCAGACCCGAACGCTGCAATGAAGTGGCTGAAGAACCGCCGTAAAGATCAGTGGAAGGAGTTGATTGCCCACACAGACGGCGAAGGCGGAGCCCTGGGCATCGTAATCAACGAATCTTTGAAGGAATGAAATTACATATTGCAAGCGGCGAATAACTGGAAGTAAACTGCTTCATCGCAAAGTATCAGCGACCATTAACAAAACAACAATTGGAGGCCTCAAATGGCACTGAAATACGCACGCTGGATAGTTCTGGTACTCATGGCTGTAGCTCTGGTAACGATGGTTGAGGCAGAAGGTGCCCTGATCAGAACCTGGGCTGCAGGGGTAGCATCAGTTCTTCTTGTCGGGTTACTGGAAGGCCTGGTTCACTGTGTCCGCACGCTGTCGAACAGGCAGGCCAGAGCAGATAAGAACGTGAACCGGGAGTTGGCTGAGCTATATGCCCTCTACCAGAAATTGGTTCCCAAGCTGGCACCGGAAGCATTGCTGCGGTTTAAGCGTGGCGGTGGAATCGTGTCGATTCGGAGCCCCATCAAGGCAACCCTGCGCACTCCTTACTATATGGATCAGCCCATCAAGCCTGGCGCCGAACCCTACCTTCACGCAGAACCGGCAGATTGCCAGATATGCAGGGACTATTTCGCTGACAGGTGGGTCACGGTCGCAATCGAGCCGGGTGAAGACAAACTGAAGGGGGTAGAAGCCACCGGCATTTTCGTGGACGAGGCGCAGCACATCACTGACGGCATGGTGAAGTCGGTGCTCGGAGAGGGCAACCTGAGCCCATCGACAGGCGAGGCGCGCTGACGTGGCCCGCTTTGCTGACAAGTTCGGATCCAGCATTGGTCGTAACAGTGCCCGAATCAATGCTGCTCGTGGCTTTATCGCCGCCAAGGTGCGTAATGCTGCCGAGGAAGAGATTCAGTCCGTTCTGAAAGAGGTTGAGGGTCGCATCCGCGCGCGCATATCGCAGAACATCGAATGCACGATTGGCGAGATGACGTGTGAATACGATGGATTTGCAGACAAGACGCGCGTTACGGTGAAAGTGCATGTGGTGGACAGGTCGCCTGGGCCGGAAGTGGTGCTAGGCGGTGTTGATTTGGGAACTGGAGAACTACTTTGAACCGCCGCAACTTCCTGCTTGGCTCTGCTGCCATTGTCGCAGCACCTGCAATCGTCAGGGCTGAAAGCCTGATGAAGATATGGGTGCCGCCTGCTGAAGTGCTGACGGTAGATCGAATCAGAGCTATCAAGGCGCAGCTGTTGGCCAGCATGGAGGCCAGTCATGTTTTGGATGCGCAAGCCTACAGCATGGGCATGATCCGCCAGATGCACCTGACACGCGAAATGATCCGCTACGGAGTTCTGCGCAACGAGAGCATGGACATGCTGCTACACCAGCGACTGAAGAAGGACGCTGACGCCAGAGCCGCAACAGTTACGTTCAGGAGACACGGTGTATTTGCATCGAGCAATTTCTGATTGTAGGATTAGATTTCCCAACAACGCCAACCAACCGAGGACACTTCGATGGGTGACAAAAAAGGCAAGAAGAAGGGCAAGCCCTGTTTGAACTGAACAACCAAGAGAGGCTGGCATACCCGCGTGAAGTATGCCCCGGAACCCTCTCCCGGGTAGTTTGAGAGGGCATCAGTAAGCGGCCCGTGGGCTCACTGTCCCGCAGACGCATGACACGCCCACTATCCTTGGGCCGCTTACTGATGCAAGAGCGCAGCAACAACACCCACGGGCCTGTATATGACCACGCCAGAACAAGACTTTAATGCTTTGGTAGATCGTGCATGTGCCGACAATCCGGAACTGCCGCGTGAATTTGTCGAGCAATTACTACTGGCCCAAGACTCCCCTTGCACACTGAGAGGGTCAAAGGAGTTGCGGGAAGAGGCTGGGATTAAAGATGAAACGACTCACTGATGGAAGTTTGTCAAAACAACATCGCCCCAGCCACCATTCTCCTGCACGACCTGCGCGTGAACGGTCGTCGCAATGCTGCGCTGTACTACTACGAAGGCAACTTCTTCTACCCCATCCTCAACCTGGACAACTTTGACCGGGGTCGCGTGCGCAAAGCCATGCGTCATTTCGAAAGAGACAACAAATCCATGGTTGCCGCAGATCGAGCCCGCCCCGAATACCAAACCCTCGTTCAACTCTCTGGCCTGTAGTGGTTAATCTCGCCACTTTCCGGTAAAGTCCGCGCCATTGGTGGCACTAAGTGGGATAACCCACAAAGCCAACCACTTTCCTGCCAGTCAGTAACGGCACCTTCGCGGGTGTGGCTGGCGGGCTTTTTCTTCGGAGCCGCGATGTCAGATAACCGGGTAATCCAATACCACCCACCTGGCCCGGTGTCGCTGAACTTCCTGCGCTCCAGAGCTTTCATCAGCGCCATTAAAGGACCCGTCGGATCCGGCAAAAGCACCGCCTGCGTGATGAAGATTCTCCGCAACGCTCAAATGCAGCCAATCAACAGCACCGGTTTCCGATCATCCCGCTACGCCATCATCCGCAACACCGCCCCCGAGCTGAAATCCACCACCATGAAGACCTGGCACCAGTGGGTGCCGAAGTCGACCGGGCACTGGGTAGGTCAGGGACCGCCGACGCACCACATCCGCGACCCGATCAGCAAGCTGGACATGGAAGTGATGTTCGTTGCACTGGATTCCCCGGACGACGTGCGCAAGGTGTTGTCGATGGAGTTGACCGGCGCCTGGGTGAACGAAGCCCGCGAGATACCCAAGGCTATCATTGACGGCCTCACTGGCCGTGTCGGCCGCTACAAGCCTGCAGTGGACGAAAAAATCTATGCCTTCGAGCCGCAGCTGATCATGGATACCAACCCGCCAGAAGATGATCACTGGTGGTACGTGATGGCAGAGCAGGACACCAGCACTGAGTTTGGGCGCAACATCCTGCGCAGCATGGAAGAGTCAGAGATAGAGCTGCGCAATGCCGGCCTGTTGGCTCCCGGGCAGAAGTTGTTCGAGTTCTTTGGCCAGCCAGGTGCCTATGCCCCGGGAGCCGAGAACATAGAGAATCTGTCCCCCGGCTACTACGCGCGCACCAAGGCCGGCAAAGATGCTGACTGGATTAAGGTTTATGTGGATGCCGAATATGGCTTTGTGAAGACCGGCAAAGCAGTGTTCCCAGAGTACAGGGACAGCCTGCACTGCAAGGAAATCGAGCTGATCCCCGGCCTGCCAATCATGGTTGGCCTCGACTTCGGTCTGAGCCCGGCCGCCATCTTCGGCCAGTGCACCGAGTACGGTCAGTGGAGGATCTACAGCGAACTGTGCGGCGAAGGCATGAACATCTTCCAGTTTGCCGATGCCATCAAGCGCCACGCATCACAGATGTATCAGGGCTGGAAGATCACCAAGATCACTGGTGACCCAGCCGGAAACAGTCGCAGCTCAACCGATCCAGAAACCCGCACGTCATTCCAGCTGCTGCACACCAAGAAGGTCTATGCCACACCGGCATCGACCAACGACATGACCACGCGCAAGGCTGTGGTGCAGCAACCCCTTACCCGAATCGTCAATGGTGAGCCTGGCATGCTCATTCACAAGCGCTGCAAGCTGCTACGCAAAGGTATGGCTGGCGGCTACTGCTACAAACGCGTGCCGGTGGCTGGAGAAGACCGGTACCAGGACAAGCCAGACAAGAACCGCTACAGCCACCCATGCTTCGCGGCGGGCACCCTGATCACTACCCCGTCAGGCGTGACGCCCATCGAAAACCTGAATGCGGGAGACATTGTTAACACTCCGCTTGGGCCGCGCATCATTAGGTCAGCATTCAATAGGCCGGCCGATACCATCGCCCTTGAATTCTCCAATGGCACCATAATAACCAGCACGCCAGATCACCCATTCTTCACGCAAGAAGGTTATGCTCGCGCCGATGCACTACAATACTCTCACCTAATAGGCACGGAGAGTAGATTGTGGAAATTCCTGTTCAAGTCGCTGCATTACGATCAAGGGCAAAGTGGCCGATTTACGAATTTCGTGGTCAGCGTTATTACCTTCGCGCTGGATACTACAAGATCGCGCAGGGCGACTACCTTCACAGGGCGGTTTGGGAAGCAAACTATGGCGCCATCCCAGACAGATGTCATGTTCACCACAAAGATGGAGACACCACAAACAACCACCCGGAAAATTTGCAGTGTCTTACCGAAAATGATCATGCGTCCTACCACAGTAGCCAGCCTGAGCGCGTTGCAGCATCCCGCAGAAATATTCGGAAAGCCGTTGATGCGGCGGTTGTTTGGCGGCGCAACAATCCTGAAGCGGCCTCTGAGCTTGGAAAGCTTGCCGGGAGAGCTGCTGCAGAAGTTTTGGCCTTGCAGCCAAAAGAAACTGCGCAATGCGCATACTGCGATCAACCATACGAAGTTCTCACCATTTACAAAAAAAGAGGGTTCTGCTCTTCATCGTGCCAGTCCGCCGCGCGAAGGATGTCTGGGGTGGATGATGAGACTCGCGCATGCTGTATTTGCAGCACTGGGTTCAATGCAAACCGCTATACGAAGAAACGCACCTGTTCGCCTGACTGCAAGAAGCGCCTGCTTTCCAGGGCACGTATACAGCATTGAAGTTGATGATGCGCATTGCTACTACGCAAATGGGCTGCTGGTCAGCAACTGTGACGCATTACAGTATCTGTTGCTCGGCGGCGGCGAATTCACGAAGATTATGGACGCCGGCAACGACAATGTGCGCCCGGACATCCTGGAAACTTACGAACACTACGTTGATGGAGTCATGTAATGCAGACTGAAGAGACTCAGCAAACCACGGAAGACGATGACAGCAAGAAGGCTCGCTTTGATCTGCTGAATGCGTTCGGGCAATCGCTGTCAAAAACGCGGTCCGATGCCATTAACGCCCGCCAGAGTTCCGGCATCGAGGATATCTGGCGCGAGGACGAAGAGTTTTACGAGGGTGTCGACGACCTGAACCGGGGCGATGAGCGCTCCTTCACGCACTACAAACCGCCCCAGGGCGGCACCAATCGGACAGCATCCAACGGCAACGGCACGGTACGCCGATCCCGCGTGTTCCCGAACATCACCGCCCCCTACGTTGATTCCATCGCTGCACACATTTCCGACATCCTGATCCCAACTGACGACCGACCCTGGGGATTGGATCCAACACCGGTACCGGAACTGGACGAGTTAGCTGATGAGTTTGCGGCCGAGAACCCGGACCAAGCTGCTGCCGACAAGAAGAAGGGTTTCTTCTCCCGCATGAAGGGAGCCCTCACCGGACAGCCAGGAAAGCCAGCCGCAGACGGACCCACCCCAGAAGAGGCTTTCCGCAAGCGGAAGCTGGCCCGCGCTATTGCCGACATGACGCAGACTCGCATCTGGGACTGGCAGGTGGAAAGCCAGTTCAACGCCGAGCTGCGCCGCATTGTTGAAGATGGGTGCCGTGTCGGTGCAGGCATCATCAAAGGCCCAACGGCCAAAATGAAGGAATCACTGGGCTGGAGTCCTGCATCGGAGAAGCTGGACCCAGCTACCGGTTTGCCGGTCAAGACAGAAGCCGGCATGGTGGTGCGCCGCGAAACGATCCCCTGCAGCAAGCGCGTCGATTTCTGGAACTTCTACCCACATGGCGGGTGCGGTCAGGACATCCAGAATGGCGATTACACCTGGGAGCGTGACTACATCACCACCCGGCAGCTGATGAAGCTGTCTCGTGACGAGAACTACATTGGCGAGCAGATCATGCTGGCCCTGCAAGAAGGCCCGATGCGCGCCAACGCCACGGTGCAGGAAAGCCCAAGTGTTGCCGGCGACCTGCAACGCCGCGACCTGTACGAAATCTGGTTCGGCTACTGCACGGCGAAGACTGAAGACCTGGTAGCAGCCGGCTTTGATTTTGCTGAGGAAGGCGAAGGTAAAGGCTTGAGCATTGATGTGGCTGTGACCATGGTGAATGATCGCGTCATCAAGATCGCCCTGCCCCCGGTGGACCACTGTGGTTTCCCTTACGATGTGTTCTGTGTTCGCAAGCGCAACAACTTCTGGGCTGGTATTGGCTACAGCCGCATGATCCGTACCCCACAAAAGATTGTCGTGGGCGCTACCCGCTCAATGATGGACAACGCTGGGCTGGCTGGCGGTCCCATGATCGTATTCAAGCAGGGTGTGGTCCGGCCGGCAGATGGTGTCGCCGGTATCGGACCCCGCAAAATCTTCTACATCAGCAAAGATGACACCAGTATTGCGGATGCCACCAAGGCCATTGGCCAGATCAAGGTGGACATGATGGTGGACGAAATGCTGACCATCGTGAACTTCGGACTCAGGCTGGCCGAAGACACCACGGGCTTCCCCATGCTCATTCAGGGGCAGATGGGTGGCGCACCGGACAGAGTGGGAGTGGTACAGGCAATGGAACGCAATACCAACGCCGTAAAGCGCCGCATTGCCCGCAACTTCAGCGATGACGTGATCTACCGCCATGTGCGCCGGTACTACGCCTGGCACATGACCTACGGACCCGACAACGAGAAGGGCGACCTGCAGATCAACGTCAAAGGCTACGGTGCACTGGTGGAGCGCGACATCCAGAATCAAGAACTTGCCGGCATGTTCGCCATCATCACCGACCCACGCTTTGAGTTGGATCCACTGAAATGGCGCGATGAGTATTTGCGCAGCCGCCATATCAACCCAGAAACCATGGCCATTGATGACGAGCAGCGTCAGCAGCTGTACCAACGCTGGAACGAGATTCTGCAGGCCAGCGGTGAAGACCCGCGCGTCAAAGTGGCCGAGATTGGAGCACAGGCACGCATTGGTGTGGCCCAGCTCAACGCTGAAATGCAGGGCGCTATCCAGATTAATCGTCAACAGCATGAGGCCGAGCAGGCCGAACTGGACCGTATGACCACACTGGTTGGCCGAGCAATCGACAAAGAGTTGATGGGGCTGCAGCAGCAAGGCGTCAGCGAAGATGTCACGCGCAAAATCAAGGCTGATCTGGCTAAAGAGGTTATGAAGATTACGTCGACCATGCGCCTGGCCGGCGTGAAGGCGCGGGCTGATCTGATGCCCAAGCCACCCATCGAGCCAATCGGCAGAGCTCCGGCTGGCGAATCGTTTCAGAAGTAAAACCATAAGAGGGCAACACCATGAGCACCACGGTCGGTGACAGGAAGGTTGCAGTAAGCAGGTCAGAAGCACTAAAAAATGACCTGCCGTTCTACGTCAGCAACATCAAATGTGCAGCTGGGCATACAGGTTACCGGGACACCAGAACAGGCGCCTGTATATCCTGCCAGCAAGAGAAGGCCAGACTTTCCAAATTCACCAAGGAAGGCGATGCCGAGCGTGCTGCACTGCGCAAGCGCATCGAGGCCAAGCAGGATCAGATTCAACTTAACCGTATCAACAGAGAGGCGTTTTATGGGTGAGGCAGCATTGAGGGGGCCAAAAGAGGTCAGGCTTGAGCAGGCCGTGGAAAAACAGATTGAGGTCGATGGTGCCGCCGAAAAGCGTGAGCACCACAAAGGTTTGGTCTGGCTGGTCATTGAATTCTCGGCATCCGAGCCGCAACAGGACGAAACCGGGGCATTTGTGCCAGATGCCGCAAACCCAGGTAAATTGCTGCACCGGCCGAAGAAGGATGGTTTGACGCCACTGTCCCCGCTGGATACCCCGGAATGGCTGAAAGACCCGGAAATCATCGACCGCTTGCGCAACGGCTTCGAGCTGAACCGCGCGCCGGCCGATGGCGGGCTGTGGTATCGCGGTAAGGTCTGTACCCCCAGCAAGAAACAGGAGGACGCACCGGTATGAACCGCATCGAAGATGATCTGCAGGAAGATCCCGAAGCACTGGAAATCGCTGCCACGCTGTACGACAACCGCATGGTCGAAGCGCAGGCGCAACCTGTGAACTTGCGACTGCAACTCACCGAGGCCGAGCGCGGTAGCGGACTCTGGAAGAAAATCGAGGCTCAGCTACAGGTCAATCTGGCGACCTGCAGAGCCCTGAATGACGAAAACCTGAACCCCCTTGCAACTGCGGACCTTCGCGGTAAGATTGGGGCGCTGAAAGAATTTCTGCAGTTCGCTGAAGAGCCAACTGTAGAACATCCGGATACCCCCGACTTGGGCTACTGAGCGGCGATACCCGGAGTGAACGCGAACGACGACGAAAGTGCGCCCTTCGCTTAGTGGGGGATAACCCCGAACGATTGAGGTAACGATGACCGTGGAAAACCAGGACCAGCTCAAGCCAGACCAGAATGTGACACTTGGCGAAGATGGCAAGCCCATCAAACCAGTAACAGGGCAAGAAGGTGGAGCAGGCACTGATGATCCTGGATCTGAAGAAGCTGTAGGGCAGTTCTCGACTGGATTCAACCGCATTCGAGGCGAACACCAGGAACTTGGCGAAAAGCCAACCGGTGCAGCCGATGAAGGCGGGGCAGACAAAGGTAAGCAGGCCGGCAATGAACAGCAGGCAGGCCAAGAACCTGAGGCCGTGAAGACGCTCCAGAAGAGATTGCGCAAAGTCGAAGGTCAGTTTGGTGAAGTCAACAAGCGTCTGGGTGAAATTGCCAGCGCTATCCAGTCCAACAAGGCTGGCGATGCAACCGCCAAGCAAACCCAAGAACAGGCGCAGGCCACACTGCATAATCTTCAGGAGCTGGAGCAATCGGTAGGGCAGTTCAAAGAGCTGACCCCTTTCCTGGAAGAGCTGAAAAGCATCAGCAAGACGATGGATGAGCTGAAGGCCGCACCGGCAACTAAGCAAACCCAGGATCAAGCTGCTCAGGCCAGCTTGGATGTGTCGGAGATTGCCCTGCAAGTGCAGCGCAACCTGGAACACCCGAAATGGCAGGAAGAAACGCAAACCCCAGAATTCGTGGGATTCATGCTGCAAGGTGGCCCGAAGAAAGAAGTCTTCGACGCCTGGGCGCAGATGAATGCGGTGAATCCAGAGCAAGCTGCTGAAGTGGTTGAGGACTGGCAGATTGACCACCCGCAATGGTGGAAAACAATGGGTCAGCACTTGTTCAGCGAAAAGACCGCGGATCAACTGCACGTGCTGAACGCCTTCAAAGCCCACAAAGGGGCCAAGACACAAGGCGACCAGCAGCAGTCTCGTACCCAAAGACGTTTGGCTGGAGCGATGGACCCGAATACGGTCTCCGCCGACCCCCCGCAAGGCAAAAACGAGCAGGAGCAGTTTGCGTCGGGATTCAAGCGGGTAGCTGCACAGCGGCAGCACAAGTAACGCTATACCTTGACGTAGCTCCTGAAAACAAACACTTGTTTATGGAGATACGCACATGGCCACTTTCGCCTATTCGTCCCAACCGGGCCGTATTAACGAAGTAAAGGGTGAGATTCTTGCCCACGCTCAACCTGTTGAAGTTCTGTCGCACGGCTGCACCATGAAGCCGATGCCGCGCCGCCAGGGTGACAACATCACCTACCGCCGCTTCTTGCCGCGCGGCGCTACCACAACCAACGTGAACACTCAGAACCGCCCCAGCGTGTCCGCGGCTGACCATTTGGTGCAGGAAGGTGTCACACCCACGGCTGACTCACTGGTGCCGGTGGATGTTTCCACGACCCAGCAGCAGTACATGTGCCTGTACAGCTATACCAACAAGACCGCCGAACTGTACGAAGACGACATCCCGGAAGAAATGAAGATCCAGGCTGGCGAGCGTATGGGCTTGGTCCGCGAAATGGTGCGCTACGGCTCCATGAAGGCCTGCACCAACGTGCTGTACTCCGGTGGCAGTGGCCGTGGTTCGGTCGATGAAGCGATCAGCTTGCGCGTACTGCGTCAGATGACCCGCACCTTGAAGGCCAACCACGCGCAGAAGAAACGCCGTATTCTTGCCCCCAGCGAGAACTACGAAACCTTCGCCATCGAAGCGGCCTATATCGTGTTCGTGCATACCGATGCCGAGAGCGACATCCGCGACTTGCCCGGCTTTGTGCCGGTGGCCAAGTACGGCCAGCGTCAGCCCATCAGCGAAGAAGAAATCGGTTCTGTAGAAGAATTCCGCTTCCTGACCTCTCCCGAGCTGGGCGCCTACACCAACCAGGGCGCAACGGCTGCGGGCACCGGTTTGCTTACCAGCTCTACACTGGTCGACGTGTACCCGTTCATCGTCTGTGGTGAACAGGCCGTGTTCGACGTGGCGCTGCGCGGTATGGGCAGCTTCAACGTGAACCACATCCCGCACACCCAGCGCGATAAGTCTGACCCAGGCGGTCAGCGCGGTTACATCAGCTGCGACTTCTGGGCTGCGGTGCTGGTCGTGAACGGCGGCTGGATGGGTGTCATCGAGGCCGGTGTAAGCGACCTGGGCTAATCCTGAAAATTGCTGCTTTGAGGCCAAGGACGGCCCCTTTTCAGCCAAAACCATCACATTGATCGGAGAGCACGAACATGAGCTTTGACCTTCTCGCACAATCCGGCTTCACCGGCAGCTTCTCGAAAGCTGGTCTGGCCGAAGGCACTAACAGTGCCACTATCGCCATTGCTGCACCCAACGGTGCCGGCGTGGACTATGCCGTTAACGGTATTGCCTATCACAAGGCCGATACTGACAACATCGCCATGACCGCACTTCCTGTGCAGGCGGTATCTACTACCTGCCTGTATCTGGTGCAGATTGCCGGTGGCACAGTGTCCATCGTGAAAGGCAACGAAGTGCTGACAGCCAATCTCGGCATCGAGAACAACTGCCAGATCCCAATGCCTGACGAAAACAACTGTCCGCTGGGCTACATCAAGGTAGAAACCAACGACAGCACCACCTTTACATCCGGCACCACTGACTTGGGTGCTGCTGGTATTACAGATACTTACGTGGATTTTATGGGTGGCATTCCGACCAAACCTGTAAGCGCGTAACGCTGAAGCTGAAGGCATGAAAGAACAAAAAGGGGTGGGCAACTGCCCCTTTTTTCCATGAAAACCATACCGGAGACTGACCATGATCGACTTCAAACAAATTCGCAAACTGCAAATCTTCAACAAGCTGACCTTGATGAAGGAAGCCATTCTGGAGATCGTCAACCCAGACGGCTCCAAGTCCACCATCAGCCTGGCTGAACTGGCAACCCTGGACAATCCAGCTCTGCTTACCGAGGCTGGCGCTGGTATTACTAGCGGTACCGGCACAATTTACCGAAGCAGCGTGCGCAAGATCGGCGGCATCATCTACACCAACATCCTGCTGGATTTGACTGGGTTGTCATCGGCCACCGACGATCTGGATATCATCGGGATTGGTGCAGGCGCTGCACACCTTGGCCAGATCACTGCTGCGCAGAACGGCACAATTCTGGAAATACGCATGACTTGCCTGGAAGCACCGGTCAGCCTGACTGATATCGATTTGTATGCCGCCACTGAAGCGACCGGCGTGTTCGAAGCTGGCATTGGTACACTCACCGATACCGCGCTGATTAACGCAGGTGGCGCCTGGACCAACGGCATGGTGAAGGGCGCCACCGCAGTGCCTGCAGCAAACCAGTACCTGTACCTGACCAATGGCGCTGCCGATACAGCAGACCCATTCACTGCAGGCAAGTTCCTGATCGAACTGATCGGCTACGAAGCCTAATAGCAACACCCGGCCTCAATCCTGGGGCCGGTATCCGCCCATTTTTGGCACATTAAACGGAGAGACTGATGACAGCAAAACCAGCAACAAGATCGAAACCGGCACGCAGAGATACGTCAAAGCGTGAAGCGAACACCGGGAAAATTGCGCTCGACAAGGTAAGCCAGCTCGAAGGCCAGATAGGCCAGCTAGTAAACATGATGGCTGGCATGGCGCAGACAATAGAGACACTGAAAAGTCCATTGCCGGAAGCCGTGCAGCGTCACGACCCTACTGAGCAGATGGCGCGCCAGGTACTGCGCGAAACGTATGAAGAAGATGTGGAAGAGCGGCCAGAAAATGTGCTGCCAGACCACCTGAAAGCCTTCAAGCGCATGCAGGAAACCGGCTACACCGCCAAGAACAATCCGGTTCAGATCACACAAGCCCTTGTTGCTGAAGATCAGGAAATTGGCCAGGCACAAGCTCGCACCATGAGCTCGACCGGTGCAGCCAGAGAATCGCTGTCTCCAATCCGCAGTGTGGATGACATCGAAATCGACGGCCGCGTTTACAGCAAGGACAAGCTGGAGTACGAAGCCTTCCTGCACGAACAGGTTTATGTGCGCGTTGCTGACACATCCGATGTCACGATGACGCCGCTGCCGATGTCGTGCAATGGCGGCACGATGCAGTATTTTGTGCGCAACAAGCCCCAGTGGGTAAAGCGCAAGTTTCTGGAACCACTGGCGCGCGCCAAGCGTCGCACCTACAAGCAGCAGATCGTCAAGGATGAGGAAGGCTTGGAATCAGTAGCCTACCTGCCGATAGACACGTTGCTGTACCCGTTTGAAGTGCTGCAGGACACGCCGAAGGGCAAGCAGTGGCTCAGGAACCTTCTGGCCCAAACCGCATAACGACAACACCCCAGGAGGGTCACAATGCCAAGTTTCAAGTATCCACCGCTGCGCAAGGATGACGGCAAAGATCGAGCCATCCCGATGTCGGACTCTGCAGGCGTATCGCAGTTCCCGGACAGGTATGACCGATCTGTGCGTATCGCTGTCACGCCAGAAATGCTGCAAGGTCTGCAGGTGGGCGATGAGGTGGAAGTGACCCTTCTGGCCAAGGTGGAAGGCCTCAGCTCCAACACCAATGATTCCGGCCTCAACCGCAACTTCCTCGAAGTGCAGGTGGATGAGGTCAAAACGTACCAGGCTCAGGCCGAGCGCGATCAGTCGGACTTCGGCGCCGGCTTCAGTCGCGGCCCAGCTCCAATCATGTCACGCCGTCGATAAGGAGAACTGCAATGCTGGTACACACCGCTGGTGAATTCAAATTTGTAGTGTTTGATCTGGCTACTGAAACACTCGAAGTAACAACCCATAAGTGCATCTTTCGCGGCATTCGGGTAAATGTATCGCCTGATGCTGATGTCGAAATCAACAATGGCACGGCGCCTGCATTCCTGATCCCATCCGGGCAGGCTGTTGGCCCTGATCCGTTTTTCGATGTGACGATGCCTGCTGGCATTACGCTGGATGCCGGCGAAGGCGCTACCGGTGAAATCGTGTTCATCTTTGCGGAACTTCCCTGATGTTCAAGGTGACCGGATTTTTCGGTAAGAGGCTTGGAGGGGGTGGGCCGGTGCCCAATCCATTGTGGGCTTACACTGTGTTTCAAACATCCTTCACTGGTGCTGATGGTGGCACCATATTTACCGACGAGACAGGGCGTCACAATATCGTTAGGCTTGGGACTAACGCGATGACAGAGACAGACCAGTTTGTGTCCTCTCCATCGTCGTTCCTGTCAAACAACAATTCAGGGCTACGCGCTGACGATAACCAGTCTGACTTTTCCTTCGGCACGGGCGATTTCACTATTCAACTACGCGCCAGACCTGTCTCATTGACCGGGTATCTAGCCCTAATTCGCGCTAATTGGACGCTCTTATGGCAGCGCGGAGTAAATGTTAGATTTCAGGGAACAACGGTGTCAGATGTCCTTTTAACGTCTTCTCCCGGAGACGCGGCTGTTAGCGTCAACACGTGGGACTATTGGGAAGTTTCCAGAATAGGCACGACGCTATCGCTGTACCGAAACACCAACAGAATTGCGCAGGCGACCTCTGCGTTTGACTTCAACACAAACTCGCCGCTCTTTATCGCTGACAACACTGGCGTGTGGTTTCCCGGTTACATCGATGATGTGCGTGTTTTGAAGGGGGTTGGGCTTAACAGTGCGGCAACAATTACAGTGCCGGACGCACCATTCCCCGGTGAATTCCTATGAACGACCGCGCCCGCCGAGTCATTGACCAACAAGTAGCCCAGCTCACTGTGGCTATCCGTGGCACCCAGTCGCTGCCGGACAATCCAGACGATTTCAATCTGACCGTACAGGAAGAACAACAGCTGAGGAATGCCATTGCCATGATCCAAGCTGCAAGGGACGAACTGCGCAAGATCATGAACAACTAAGCAGCCACTAAGTAATCACTAAATATCGAGGCTTCGGATGTGGACATTTCTAGAACTTTGTAAATCACTGTGCGTTCAGGCGCAGATAGCTGGCGGCAAGAACGCCATCCAGACCACCGTGAATCAGGATGGGAAGCTGGCTCGGATCGTGGAGTACATCCAAGATGCCCTGATCCAGATCGAAAACCGCTACCAGCATGCAGGTATGAATCTGCGCTATATGCGGCATACCGCACAGATCACCACTGTTTCAGGGACGCCGGCCTACGCATGGAACGCGGTTCAGGTTCTGGATACCGCGACATCGGCAGCGATACCGCGCTTTCAGGCTTGGTTGGCCAAGGACATGAGCGATGCACCGAAGTGCTACCTGCAGAGCGCTGGTGTTGGATCCGAAGGTAGGGTCATGTACCTGCCATGGAATGACTTCAAGAACATTTACCGACTTGGCAATCAGAACCCGGGGCAGCCCGCCCACATCACTATCGACCCGCAAAACCGCATCGTGCTCGGACCTACACCGGCCGACACATACATCATCACGCTGGATTATCTGATCGGCCCGCAGCTGCTGGGCGATGTCACTGAAGGCATTGACGAGGATACCCCACTGATGCCAGACCAGTTCCGCAAGGTCATCGTGTGGAAAGCGCTGTCTGACTACGGCATGAACGAGAACGCACCGGAACTGGTAACCAAAGGTGAAGACAAGTTCGCCACCTGGATGGGCGATCTGGAAGCCAACCAGCTCGAAGACATGATGATGGCAGACCCACTATGCTGAAACGCACCCCACTGGCACAGGCTGTTGTACAGCCGCGCATTGACTACATGCCCTTCGCTGGTGGCCTTGATCAAGTGACGCCACCGGTAGAAGTGCCTGCAGGCTTTGCGAGAGCTGCTGCCAACTGGGCTGTAGATATCAATGGCGGCTACTACCAGCCTGCCGGCTACGAGCGCTTTGATGGCCAGCCAAGCCCGTCCAGTGCGCTGTTTGTCCGCATTCATATTGACGCCGTGGGTGACCTCGAAGTGGGAGATGACGTTGAGGGCGGCACATCATCGGCAACCGGAACGATCATAGCCATTAACGAAAGCTATGATGAAGCAAGCCCATTCATTGTGTTGGGCAATGTTGTCGGCACGTTCGAAGACGGTGAGGATCTGGAAGTGTCGACGGTCGTGGAAGCCACCACTACCAGCATTCCGTACAGCGTAGGCCCAACGCTGCAGCTCACGGCACAGTATCGCAATCTGGCAGCTGATTTGCTGCGCGCCGATATTGAGGCTGTGCCCGGCGAAAACCCAGTCAGGGGCGTCTTTCGATACACGGGCATCACATACGCCTGGCGCGACAATGTAGGCGAGACAGCCGCAGAACTTTATAAATCATCATCGTCAGGTTGGGTGAAAGTAGAGCTAGGCCTTGAACTGGCTTTTACCAGTGGAGGCACCTACGAGATTCTGGATGGCGATGTCATTACTGGCGCTACATCAGCCGCCACAGCTACTGTAACGCGGGTAGTGCTGCAATCCGGATCATGGGCTGCAGGCACTGCGGTAGGACGCCTGATCTTCGCCAGTAAGACCGGTAACTTTGCTGCCGAGAATCTGAATGTGGGAGCAAGCTTAGACGTGGCCACCATTGCAGGGAATGCTACTGCTATCGTGTGGCTCCCGGGAGGCCGCTTCGAAACGCGCATTGACAATCTGAGCGGTGCTGAAGGCACGCGACGTGTCTATGGCGTGGATGGCGTGAACAGCTGCTGGGAATTCGATGGCACCGTGTTCGTACCAATCCGCACCACCATGCCTGGCGATGCCCCGGAGCATCTTGAAATCTTCAAGAAGCACCTGTTCCTGGCCTTCGGCTCATCCATTCAGCACTCCGGTATCACCAGCCCGTACACCTTCAGCCCGATCTTTGGCGCGGAAGAAATAGCGGTCGGTGACAACTGCACCGGTATGCAGGTTCAGCCGGGATCACAGGGGACCATGGCCATCTTCTGCCGCAACACTACTTTCATGCTGTACGGCAGTTCTTCTGAAGACTGGAACCTGGTACAGCTGAAGCGCGAAGTGGGCGCCTACGAGTACACGATTCAGGAGCTGGGACTGACCATGCTCTATGACGACAGGGGCATTGCCACACTGGAATCAACGGATGCCTATGGCAACTTCAAAGGCAATTCGGTATCCCGCCTGGTGCAACCTTTCGTCAACACGCACCGCAGCACTGCCGTGGCCAGCTGCATCAGCCGCGATCATAGCCAGTACCTGATCTTTTTCAGCGACAAGTCGGCCCTGTACATCACGGTCGACGGCAACAAGGTAGCCGGCATCATGCCGCAGGCCTTTGCCCATGAGTTCACCTGTGTCAGCTCCCAAGAAGAATCAGACGGCACTGAAACGATTTTTATGGGCGGATCTGACGGGTTTGTATACCAACTGGAGCGCGGCACTTCGCATGATGGCGAGGCCATTCAGCGCAGGCTGGAAATTCACTATTTCCACGGCAAATCTCCGCGCATCCACAAGACCTTCAAGGATGTCAGTATTGAGGTCGGCGGCAATGGGTATGCCGAGGTTTGGTTTACCTACTTGCTGGCCTACAACCTGCCAGGCGTCCCACAACCCGGTACCACAATGTTCCAAACCTTGTTCAGCATTGCCTACTGGGATCAGTTCGTGTGGGATAATTTCATCTGGGACGGCATCACATTGAGCCCGATCACCAAAGACTTGGATGGGGATGGCGAAAACGTATCCCTGATCTTCTCCAGCAACAGCGACTACTTTGAACCGATCAAGTTCAGTGGTGCGCACATCCGCTACATACCGCGGCGGCAAATGAGGAACGAGCGATGAGCGACTGGTATGACGTTTCAGGAAATCCCGGTACCGGCGCAGAGGGGCGCAGCATTGATATTCGCGCAGAGTTTATTCTGGTGCAGACGGCCTTTGGAAAGCTGCCTGTATTAACCAGTCGCGCCAATCGTGCCGTGTTCGTGAATGCCAGCGGCACCGGCCTTGAATCCGTCACGGCTGAAACCGCCCTTACGCGCCTTGGCCTTGGGAACCTGGGCACTGCATTTGCAACAGAGCACAACAGCACTACAGGCATGCACCTACAGGTCACTTCTGAGTCTTTGGAAGAAGAGCCGACCCTTGAATCCGGCCAAGGCGCCGTATTCATGATGGATCACTTGGGTCAGCCCGAGTGGTGGTTGAAGGTTGGGAGCAATGGCGCCATTCGCCTAACAGCCAATGGTGGGCAAGAGTTCAACATTTCTCTGACAGAAACGGCTGTGGAGTTTGCTGAAATTGTCGCGGAAGCCATGTCGAAAGCTGGCTACTTCAGAGGGCGCCTTGTCACTGTGGAGTACGAAGACGATGTTGGGACGGTAGACTGGAAGGCTGGCAGCGCCTTTGATCTTGGCACCCTGTCTGGCCCGGTCACTATCGACTTCACAAACCTTCCAGATCCGGAGAACGATGAGTGTCAGGTGGTTTGGGCGCGCGTCAACAACGCTGGTGGTGGAAACTCTATCAGCCTGTCCGCCCCCTTGGGTGTCACGATCAAAACACAAGACGGTGCAGCAGCAGCGCCATCAGGGGGAGAGGACATCATGGTCTGCTTCATGGATGGCAACGATGTGCTGTACGTCGACTATCGGGCAGATTGGCTTGCCCCATAAAAGCGAGGCTCAAATGAATTTTCGATGCAGAGACACTGGCGCAATTCTTACCCAGCAACAAGTAAAGAGAACGCGCTGCAGTGATGCGTTCAGGCGCATTCTAGACGATAAGGGTAATCCAGCCTCTCGTTCGCTCATTCTGGTATTCCCTGATACCACCGAAGGCTGGACCAGCAGCAAATTTTGCGATGCAGCTGCTATTGATCCGATCCACCAGGACGAAAAGCCAGAAAGCGAGCTTGGCATAATCTGGGTTCTGAGCAGCGAAATTTACAAAACAGAAAATGGTTGGCGCCAAGGATGGACCAGAAGGATTCGCTGGAATTCTGCCGCATCATGGAAGGCTGAAATGCAGGATCGCATTCGGCGCATAGCTTCACGCCGCCGCGACGGACCGATATCAATTCACGGTGTGAAAGTTAAAACAGACCCATCTTCTTTGATGATGGCAATTGCTGCCGATACTGGAATTGATCGCGCCTGGGTGTCTGGCAATACAGGCGTTCGGATGACGGGCATCCAGGTTCATGAAATCAGGAAAGCAATCGAGGCGCACATACAGGCATGCTTCGACAGAGAAGCTGAACTTCTCAACGAAGTGAACTCGGCAGAAGTAATTTCTGAAATTGATATCGGAGAAGGGTGGCCAGATGTCGGCTAACTTCACATCCATGATGGCAAGCAAACAGGCTGCAACTCCTGAACTCACGATCAACTATGTGGCCATGAGTGGGCAGGTTCAAGTCGCATCATCTGTTCGTGCATTGGTTGAATGGTACGAAACGCTGTTCGTTGGATCATGGGGCGATGGAACACTTTACTACTGGGATGGGTTAAACAGTTTGCAGATTGCTGCTGATCCCTATTCTGCCAACGACAGCAACATTGCTGGATTTGCTGAGCTTGATGAAGTTCTTTATGCGGCATCGGCATACGGAAGACTTCTTCGCTTCGATGATGTGAATGAAGAGTTTGTAATGGAGGCAGACCGCTTCAGCTTTCAAGCTATAGCCCTTGGCTGCTTTTTGAATTTTGGTGGCGAGCTGTACGCAGGAACGTCAGACACAACACTGATGAGGTGGGACGCGGTTGATGCCTGGGAATTCGTGGCATCAAATGTGGCGTCTTTCGGCTGCACGTCGCTTCTCTCTCTTGGAGGATCGATTTACTGCACTACTGGTGACGGCTTTGTCGGGGTGCAGCCAGATAGAGGATCTTTGCAACGCTGGAATGGTACAGACGAGTGGGAGAATGTGGCTCCCCAGTTTGGCGCTGAAATAACCACTTGTGCTGCTGTGCACGATGGGCAGATTTGGGCCGGAACAGAATCCGGTGTGCTTCTGCGATGGAATGGAACTAACGCATGGGTGCAGATGGCAGCTTCTTATGGTGGCGAAATTTATTCGATTGCGTCGTTCAATGGAGATCTGATGGTAACGACAACGGACGGTACGCTGTTGCGGTTTAATCCAGAAGGCGGTAATTGGGACACTATAACCGACACCACCAATGGCGGACCGAATCAAAAAAGCGATCAAACGCGGCTATACGGACTTTATGTTTACGATGCGAAACTGTTCATGGGGACGTTCCCGGATGGCTTGCTTTTGAGGGCAGTCGAAGCTGTAGAAGAAGAATTCACTGTCACCGTCGGCAACGAGGGGCTTCTGTATGGCTTCACAACCCCGCCGCTTGGTGACGAAGCTGGCGAAGTTGATCCAACTACCTACAATGGATTGGATATAGCCAGGATTGCTTTCGAAGATGGAGTTTCAAGCGTGGAGATTCACGTCGGTCTAGTTGGAACAGATCTTGGGGATGAACAAATTGCTGAGGTGTTCCTTGATAACTACGGCTATGTAGAAACGCTGCTTGCAAAGTCTTCATTTTCCGGCATTACGCTCTGGCGGTGGATAGACGAATCTATTACTGATTCCCCGTGGATAGTGGCCGAAGAAAGACCAGTAACAATCATCAGATACATCGAATAGCAACACGGAGAAGCGCATGCTCACCAAGCAGAATTTTTTGAAACAGGCTGGCGGCAACACTCCGCAGCAGATTTTTGATGCCTCGAAGAAACTGAATCTTGGTGCTTCAGACGTTGACAGCATCATGGGGTACAAGGCTGGTACAGCACAGAGCTTTCTGGACAGCTCTGGCAACCTGAAGCCTGCACAAGCCGCCACCACAGCCTCAGCCCCAACCAAAACACTGGCGGCTCAGGCAGCTTCAGCGCCAAAGCAGAATGCAGTGGTTGGCATGGATACAAAAACCGGTTTGCCAAACATGAAGGTCTATGCGGCACCGACAACAGGCAACCTGACGCCCCAACAGCAGCAATTGCGCGACTTCGCCACCAACAGCGCCAGTGGTAAAACGGGTAACCTAACCGATCAGGACGCCATGCAAATCTACTCCATGGCGGCTTCCAATGGCCTGACAAAGCAGCAGGTCGTGGACGCCACTGGCGTGCCTGCTGACATCATCGACACCTGGATGAGCAAGAATGGTCTGGCGTGGCCTGCAGCTCAAACTCAAACCCCAAAACCTACATCCTCAACGCCGATGTCCGAAATCCTGAAGAACGCGATCAGTTACACACCGGAGCGCGTCACGATGGATCCGAGTGACACTGTTGAAAACCGTGTGGCCAATATCATTTCGGCAGACAGCCCCCTGATGCAGATGAATGAAACCAGATCCCTGCAGCGAATGAATGCCAGAGGTCTTCGGGATAGCACTATGGCAATTGAAGCGGGCCAGCGTGCTGTGATCGATGCTGCCACGCCGATTGCCACCCAGGATGCAGCCACGTCCGCCCAAATGAAGATAGCGAACCAGCAGGCGTACAATACGGCAGAACAGCAGCGTGTCGATGGCCTTCAGAACATTCTGGAAATTGTCACGTCGGCCGAGCAGCAGTTGCGCTCTGAGGGCTCGTTGCTCGACCAGAAAGCAAGCATTGAGCGTAGTCTTCAGGCGGCAGACCAAGCTTTCCAGATCAACTTGCAGAGCTTGCAAGGTGCGCAACAGCTAGAACTTGATCGCGTTCGAACACAAAACGAAGGCATTCTGCAGGGCAATAACTTGGCCGCACAGGTCTACTCCAACGCTATGATTGCCATGGCTGAAGTGCTGGCACAGCCCGATCTGGACGAGGCAGCAAAACAGTCTCAGGTCACTAAAATTACGCAGATGCTGGACAACGGGCTGGCATTAATTGCCAATTCAGCCAAAATTGACTTTAGTGAATTGCTCAGCTTCGACTAGGTGTGTACGTGATCAGAAAGGCCCAGCCCAAAGATGTCAGTAAGATTGTAGAGCTCGGGATGGAGTCACTGAGGCGAAACGGATACGAAGAATGGTTCGTTCTGGATAAGGAAAAAGTGATGGACGAGGCCAAGGAAGCGGTGAGCTCGCCAGCCTGTTTTGTCATGGTGTCTGAGATAGCCGGCGAGATTGTCGGCGTGATTGCAGCAAGAGTTTCGCCAATGCTGTTCTTCGAGCGCTCGCAAGCCAGTGTACTGATGTTCTACTGCAGGCGACCCGGTGATGGTACTTGGATGATGAAGCGACTTTGGAAGTGGTATCGAGGCAGGCCAGCCATCAAGCGGCTTGAATTCACCTTCGATATCAACATGGTAGACAAGGACCGCATTGCGGCGTTCCTGATGAAACTTGGGATGCAGCCGGACTTTCCGGTCTACAACCACATACGAGGGAGATAGCCCAAATGACTGCATTCGCCAAAGGCGTTAAAAAGGTCGTTAAGAAGGTCGTGAAAGGCGTCAAGAAAATCTACAAGAAGATTACCGAGAGCAAGCTGGGTAAAGCCTTGCTGATTGGCGCTGCCATATTCACGGGGGGTGCCGCCCTTGGCTTCTGGAATATGCCAGCATGGATACCGGGAGCAGCCAATATCAACGGTGTCCTGACCAAAGCTGGCAGTCAGGCAGCACAAGCAGCAGCCGGCACGGCAACCACAGGCGCCACAGCAGGCACGGCGGCAGCTTCAACAACAGGCACGCTGGCTCCTGGCGGCGGTGTTCTTCAGGTGGGACAGGGTGGCGGAATGCTTGCCGAGAATGCCAGTCAAGCTTTGGTCAAAGGCGTTATGCCACAGGCTGCAGGCGGTACGGCGGCCAACACCATGGCTGCGCCCACTATCGCAGCTGGCACTGCCCCCATGATCGCACCCACGGTGCAAGCCGGAGCGCAACAGGGACAACAAACCATTGTTGCCAGACTACTTGAAGGCGCCAAAACCAAGCTGACAAACACTGCAGGATGGGTGCAGGACCACCCATATGCCTCAGCTATGATGATGAACTCGGCGGCCAGCATGATGAGCCCCGACGAGCAAGATCTGATGGAATTGAACTGGAAGCGTCAAGATAGCGAGCTGGCACGTCGCAATCGCAACATGAACGTATCCGGCGTTGATTTGGGTGTGATGACGCCAGGACAACAAACCGGCCTCCCACGCAACAACTACTGGTTCCTGAACGGCTCTAAGAGCGGAGTGTAAGCGATGAACATTGCACAAATGGCAACAGGACAGCCGCAAGCTGGGCAACAAGTCGAACAGCAGCCTGTACAACAAGTAAAAGGTCAACCGGTAGAAGCAGAAGGTGAGCAGCCAACTGCCAAGGAGCAAGAGAATTTTTCCCGCATCGAGTTGGCCGCAAAGGCTGTGGTCAATAGCAGCAAGGAATCCTACGCCAATATCGTACAGATGCTGCAGGGTGGTGCTGACAATCCAGCTCAGGCTCTGGCTACAGCAGCGATGATGGTGTTCACGGCCGTCGACGATCAATCCAAAGGAAAAATTCCGGAAGAACTTATTCTTCGCGGTGCTGAGTCTGCACTGGATCAGGTCATCAAGGTCGCTGAGGATACCGGTACAATGCAAGTATCAGAGCAGCTTGCCGGCCAAGCACTGCAGCAGCTGGTTATGCAGGTGGGTGAGAGCTACGGTGTAGACCCAGCCGACCTTCAGGCTGAAATCGAAGGCATGGACAAGACCGAGTTGCAGGCACTGGTGCAGCAACAGGAAGCGCTCTACGCGCAGGAGAGTAATGATGGCCTCACTGGCTAGACTGGTAGGAAAAGCCGCAGCCGGCGCTGCGCCCGTCATGCTGCAGAAGTGGCGGGATGATGTCGCCAGAATGGAAGCTGAACGCCAGCGTGAATTTCAGGCCGAACAAGGTCAGCTTGGCCGTGATCAGCAGGCACAGCAATTCGACAAAACCATGGCGATGAATCAGGAGCAGATGGATAACAGCAGGCAAAATAGTGATCGTCAGCTGGGCATTGCCGAAGAAAATCTTGCCCTGAACCGTCAGCAGCAGCAGAAGCTGATTCAGAAGATGGATCAGGAAATCGAAACTGGTGAATTCTCGCTGCGCCAGGCGCGCCAGCTGCAAACCATCCGCGACCAGATTGAAAGTGCGGATGCTGCAGATACAGACATGCTTCAGGGCTTGGTTCAGAAGTACAACGCGCTTACCGGCAAAGAGCCAACGGCAGATTTCACGTTTATGACCGTGGACAACCCCGATCTTTCACAGACGGTCTACAAGGGCAACAAGCGTACTGGTGAGTTCGGTCCAGCTGAAAAACCAGAAAAGCTGATTCCTGACGCTGAAGATATCAAGATGCTGAACGATAATCCGGAACGCATGCGGAGCCTGTTTGAAGAAGCGTTTGGCGTGAAGGCCGATGACTTCATTCAGAAAACCGAAACTCCGGTAGCCGCACAGCCGTCAGCTGACCGCGCCCGGATTCAGGACACCGATATCCAGCCCAGCCTGGCTACCCGCGCTGCCACAACGAAGCCAGACGATTCTGCGTTGGCTGGATTTACTGATCCGATGACAGACACTGCCGGACAGCGCATGAAGCGCGCCAATGAAGGCGCCGCAACCCTGATGCAGCAAGTCACTGCCGGAAGCCAGCAAGCCCAACAAAGCAATGCCGTGAACGAAATCAAAGCCATCATGGACAAGGGCGAGCTGCCAAAACTGTCCAGACCTTTCATGCGCAACAAGATACGGCGCGCCATCGAGAGCGGCCAGCTACCGCCAGAATACACGTCAGCCCTGGAGGCTTACCTGCAGAAGTACGAGTAACACCGCCCTTCCACCGCACCACCAAGGAGCCACAATGGCCACCAATCCCTTCCTGGCACGCCGTGTAGATCAGCCGGCTGCCGCACCATCCAACCCTTTTCTGGCCCGCAGAACTGATCCAGTCGCCACCCCTCAAGACGAGGGGCGAGGCGTTTCTGGTGTCGTGGCAGATTTGTGGCGCAGCTACGCCGGGGGATCCAATGCACTCCTGAAAATAGCTGGTGACATGTACGGCCTGACTACTGGAGACATGGACAACTGGGCCAGCAATCAAGGCCAGCGTGGCACGGAATACTGGCAGGAACGCAAGACACCCCAGCTGAAAGCCTTGGAACAGCAGCGTAAAGAGCGGGTGGATTCAACTGATTCTGAACTGGGCAAAGCCGGTGTAGCCTTCTGGGAAACCATGAAGTCCCCCTCTCTCCTGTCCTCATTCATCTTCGAGCAGATGCCACAATTGCTGCCGGTGGGCGGTATCGGCCGTGGTGCCGGTTTGGCGGCCAAGGCTATGGGCGCCGGCGCCAAGACAGCTGGCGCAGTGGCTACCGGTGCTGCTGTGGGTACAGGCTCAGCCATGCAAGGCGCCGATGCGGGCGGGCAAGCCTTTGAAGACCTGATGACCATCCCGAACGATGTCTGGCTGCTCGACCCTGCCGTGGCGCGCCGTGTGGACCGTGGCGAGGATTTGGACGCCGTGAAGCGGGATGTGGCTGGCAGGCTGTCCAGAAACGCCGCCGTATCCTCTGCCATCGTTTCCGTAGGCCTGAACATGCTCCCGGGTGCCCGGGTGCTGGAAAGGGCGCTGGCAGGCGCCAAGCTGCCGCAGGGGCGCGTAACCGGTGCGCTGAGTGGCTACCTTGGCGAATCGCTGCAGGAAGGCCTGGAGGAAGGTACAGGCCGCTACTTCGCCAATCTGGCCACCGGCAAGGTCGACTCCACCGTTGACCCAATGGGCGGCGTGGGTGAAGCCACCGGTCTTGGTGCTGCTGGCGGTATCTTCGGCGGTATTGCTGGGGCCATGGGCGGCCGGCGCCGGGAGGAAGAAGAGCAGATCAACCGGATCATTGATGCCCCTGATGTGGATGAGGCAATCAAGGCGGCCGGCGATGCAATTGATATGAACACAGATCAAGCCACGGCCCGCGCAATGCCAGACTGGGGACTGGTGCCGAAAGGTGAGGAAACGCCCGGTGGCCGCGCTCCTGGCTCAGTCGATTTCGCGCCAACCTACCCAACCTTGGATGCTGATCTGGTGCCCATGGACATGCCAACCGATGAGGAATTGGCCGAAATCATGCGCCAGCGTGACGCCGCCTTCCGCCAGCGCGAAGAAGAGCAGGCACGCAAGAAGGATGAGGACTTTGCACTGGCTGCCCAGCAGAAGGCTGATCAGGAGGTGGAGGAAGCCCTGATCCGTGCCAACCTTGCCGGCGATGATGCAAACCCTGCCATGAAACTGGCCTTTGAAGCGGCGCTGCGCAAGAAAAAATCCGAGTGGGTAGGATTTACTCCGGACACCGGCACCTTAAACGTGCCCCGGGCAGAAATGCCACAAATCAAGGCCGAACACCGCGGCGCCATGGTTAACTTCCTGAAAGCGCGCGGCATTGAGAGCACGCAAGAATCGGTGCCGGCTGATACGCTGAAGCCAACCCAAGCCGAGTTCTCGCCTGCCAAGGTGGCTCAAGCTAAAAAATTCAAAGGTGGCGATCGATCCATCTTGGTATCCAGTGACAACTACGTGATTGATGGACACCACCAGTGGCTATCCCGCCAGGGGCAGGACATCAAGATCATTCGCTTGGACAAACCGGCAGCAGAACTGCTGGATGATGTGCGCGCCTTCCCAAGCGCAGGAAGTGCAGCTGGCGCAACATCACCACAGATTTCCAGTGAGCCAGAGCTGATTCCTGATTTTGTCACTCCCAACAAGCTGCGCGGGTATGCCCAGAACCGACTCAGATACCTTGCCGACAAGAGTACGGCCGGCACGTTGTCCGCCGTAGAGCGCCGGGAACAGGCCTTCCTTGGTCCTGATGTCTTGACCAATACCGAAGCGCTGGCAGAGTTCTATGAGGTCACCCTGGACACCACACAGGAAGCTGCCAGTGCCCGTGCAGCTCAGATACGGAACATTGTCGACAAAGCACCCAATCTGAAGCAGGCCCGTGTCGACATCGCTGCACAGTTGGGCGATGCGGTTACAGCTGAACAAGAGCAGGCCATCAAGGCGGCATGGAGCAGCAAACAGCAGAAGCGCCGGCAGAAAATCAATGATCGAGACTCGCTTGCAACGGCCGTAGCCAAACTGGGCGGCATCAGCATGGAATGGCGCGTTGATATCACTGGCGACACCAAAATCAACAAAACAGTGGCAGGCATTGGACCTGTATTCAGCAAGAGCGGCACCAGTCCGGATGACATGGCATCCATGTTGGCGCAGCGTGGATACTTCACTCAGCAGGACATCGACAACCCGCAGGATAGCGATGCCGTCAATTTGCTCAGCGAACTGTTGCGCACAGAGTTGGCTGGTGGCAAGAAGCGCTACCAGTTGTCATCTACCGCTGCCGAGGAAGAACTGGAAGCCCTGTATGCAGCCCAGGCAGAGCAGGCTGAAGCCCAGCGAGAAATGGAGTATGATGCCATCGCTGCCGAGTTCGGGCAGGACGCTGCAGATCAAGCAAGAGCTTACGATGAGGCCTTGATTCAGCTTTCCGCAGAGCTCGAAAAAGAAACTGAGCGCCAAATCCTCGACCAGAAGGAGACCGATCGTGAACAAGCAAATGCCGAAGATGCCACCGAAACCACCGCATACGACGAAGTTTGGGCAGGCTATGACGAAGAAGGTACAGACCCAGCAGAAGATGCTGGAGAAATTGCGCAAGGCGTCCGCCAAATAACACCCGATTTCTTCCTCACGACCGAAACTGAGGAAGAAAGGCGCGAACGCGAACAGCGCGCATCAGATCAAACCATCGAACAGAAAGATCAAGCCAACCGAGAGCTCGAGTTTTTTGATCTTGCCAAGCCTCCCGGTGCTACTACCGAGAAAGCCCCTACCAGCCAGCAGTCATTGCTTGGAATGACCACGCGCGGCCAGCGGCAGGCTCAGGAATCTGCCACTCAACCAGAGCCAGCCAAACGCTACGGCGATTCCAGCAACTACATCATGAACAGCAATGGTCAGCCTTTCGCTACCGAAGAAGAGGCTGATCAAGTCATTGCTACGCAAGGCATCAATACCAGCCAGTCAGTGCCCGTGCAGGGCGGATGGGCAGTCGATCCTTACTACCATGTTCCACAGCGCCGCGCGAAGCCTGGCGGTGAACGTGGTGCCAATGGCGAGTGGTACGAAGGCGGCAAGTTCATTGCTACCAGTGAAAGGACTGTGAAAGGGGAGCAGACCCGTCCTTCAACGCCAGCCCAGCCTGAAGGCAATCCCATCATTGGTTTCGGCAAGTACCGTGGCCGCGATGTGCGCGAACTGATCAATTCGAAAGTGCCGGCCGAACGCAACTATGCGCAGTGGATGGCTGAGAGCTTGATGAGTTCGCGGCCTGAACTGGCGCCCTACCTGAAGCCACTGCTTGAGCAAGGTAAGCCAGCTCCGCAAATCAGGATGGACGTGAACACCCCAGCTATCCTGTCCCAGCTTGGCCTTGTCGTGAACCGTGACGGCGATTCCTTCCTGGTATCCGGCAACACCTACATGGTGCGCGCCACCATGAACCAGATGGGCGGCCGGTTTGACTACAACACGAAGGCGTACCGTTTCCAGACAGACCCTTCCCAGGAAATTGCCAGCGCTTACGCTGATGAATCCGGGCAGGCAGTGGATGTCGATATCCTTGATCCGAAAGGCAAGGCGCTGCGCGAACAGGCCAAGGCCAAACGCAAAGAGCTGGATCAAGCATCAAACGAGAAACCGACACCAGCGAAACTGGCTGCTGAAGTCAGTCAGGGGACCAAGGATCTGGTACGGCGCGGCCTGCAGTTCGGCATGACTGAAGATGTAGTCAAAGAGCAGATCGAGGATATCGGACAAATTGTGTGGGCTTACAAAGCCGACAAACCAATGTTCATGCTGGCCAGCGAGGCCGGCAGCGGCAAAACCTTTGTGCTCGGCGGCGCCATCAAGGAAATCCTGCGCTCAAACCCAAAGGCAAACTTCACCTATGTGGCGATGAACCAGAACCTGATCGAGCAGATCAAGAGCGATCTTGCCCCTTATGGCATTGCCGACAAAATCAGTTTCTTCACATACACAGACGTTTCTGGCAACACCAAAGCCGCCAACGATATGCGCATTGGTCCAGAGACTGTTCTGCTGTTCGATGAAGCGCACAATATCAAGAACATTGATCAGGCAGCTCGTGCGGCCCGGGCTATGGGATTGGCTGCAGATTCGAAATACACCGTCTATGCCAGTGCCACGCCTTATGAGAACCCGGTGGAAATGAAGTACCTGGAGCCAACCGGTGTGTTTGATTCGCTGAATGGTCATACCAACTTCGCACTAGCCTACGGCGCAAAACTTGAGCCGCAGCTGGTTTACGAGTACGGCAATCCCGTCACTGTGATGAAGCCAGTATGGCCGGGCGGCAAAGAGGCACGCGAGTCTGCCAAGGCTGCGCGTGACTGGTTCGACAAACGCGGCATGTTCACCCAGCGCCGCAAAAGGCTGCCAGCCGGCATGGTTAAGTCGGCATTCAAATCGGTTGAAGCCTCACCAAAATACGTTGAAATGTTCAACCGTGTCACAGATGCTTACGATGCTGCACTGGATGAGGTATCAAGCACCGTCCTGCGCATGCACAAAATGAACGTGCAGAAGCGAATCCTTGAAGCGGCGAAGGTGAACGATGCCATTGCCCAGGCAGAGCAGGCCATTGCTGAAGGCATCCAAGCTGTTATTTTTGTGGAAACAAAGTCTGAGCGCACCATTGGAAATGAAGTTCCTTATGAGCAGATGCTGGAAGAAATGCTGGTGTGGCAGTCCACGCGCGATGATGGCGATCCACCCCCCTACCCTGCATGGAAAATGGCGCTGGCCAAGGCTTTCGATGAAGACGGTATTAACTATGATCTGCCATCGACCGTGGACGCGATCTACACCCACTTTGGCCCAACCGCTACCGGCGTGTATGTGGGCGCCAAGAAATTCGACACAGTAAGCGTCACCGAAAAGTCAGCGCAGCGAGATAAAGAAGAATGGCTGGCCGGCAAGAAGCAGGTACTGGTAGCTACGATGGCCAAGGGAGGTACAGGCCTTTCTCTGCACCCGACCAAGACAAACAACCCAAGGAAGCAGATCGGCATCAACCTGCCATGGAAGGCAACCGGTGTTGATCAGGTCAGTGGTCGTCTTGCGCGTTACGGCATGCAGAGCGAAGTGGGTATTGACTGGATATTTGCCAGCAACATTCTGGTTGAGCTCACCATTGCCCGCCGTGTTGGTTCGCGCATGGAGTCCATGGGTGCCACAGTATCCGGCATCACGATGAAGTCTGCTGACCAGCTGCAGGAATGGGATTTTGAGGCTGGTGAAGAAATCAATGTCTCGGAGCGCTCCACAGTCTTTGGTGTTGAGGAAGACGGTGGACCATACCGTCCAATGAACCAGCAAGACATGTTTTTAGAGCTGGATAAAGTGAAGAAAGCTGCCAAGGAAGATCCGTACAAGGATGCCGAGCTGCGCCCAGACACCACACCAGAACAGCTGAAACTTGGCCGTGATGCCATGAAATCAATGTTCAATATGGTGTCGCGTCGACTGGCCAGGCTGACCGGAGATAATCAATCCTTCAGTGTGCTTGGCGCCAGGCTCTTCAAGGATTTGGCCACGCAGCAATCAGGCTCGCTTATTGGGCAGGAAGTGCGCACGCCAGAAGATTTGGCTGTGATTGCACAGGTGTATCGTGATCCGCGTTTTGAGACCTTCCGCATCATTTATACCAAGAAGCAGGATGATGGCACTATTCAGGTAGTTGCAGAAACGGCTGTCACTTCCCGCCTTCCCGCTATCGTCAATTTCAGAGGCATGGACACAAAGAAAGTCCAGTCTATGTTCATGGAAGCGCGGGACAAGTATGGCGCGGATGGATACTGGATGATGCACAACCACCCGTCCGGAGACCCGTCACCGTCAAACTCTGATATCGGCACGACAAAAGTTTTCGCCCGTAACATTTCAGGATTCCAAGGCCATATGGTGCTGGATAGCAATGCCTTCACGGTAATCAGAGCCAATGGTTTATGGGATAGATACCTTGCTGACCTTGGTTCTCAAGAGTTCGATACTGATGAGGAGTACAGTGGTGCTTGGATCGGTCAGTCCATGAACTCACTTCCGGCAATTGCCAGTATGGCAAAGCGCATTGAATCGAATGACAAGACGCCAATCCTGATCACAACAGACAGAAACCTGAAAGTGACCATGGTTGCCAAGGTGCCAAATCAGATTATCGATGCCGATTACACTAATTCCGGGCTGTCAGATGGCAAAGCAAAGCAGGCTCAATACCTTGCTGTCCTGAGAACACTTGTGCGTGCCACCGGCAGTGGAGGATGGCGGTTTCTTGTTGTTGAAAGCCTTCCTTTAAGCAGTCCAAGAATGGTGAGCAGTGGCGTCTTCAGTGATGTGCTGACATTCTCAGGAGAAAGCTTTATCCAAAAATATGGCATGGGCAGATTCCGAAACGATGTATTTGAAGAAAACGCCAACACCTTCATTGGTGAACAGGAAAACGAGATAAGCATTGAAGAGCCCCCGGCCAATATGCAGGAAGAAGCTGAAGCCCAATTGTCCGTCTTGCATAACCTGTCTGCAGAGAATCTGAAGTTTGCCGATGAAATGGGCGGCCTTGCAGTTCCTTCGCTCGCCGTGGTGCGCAGCGACATGGGCATGGAAGACTTTGGTGAAATCACACTGATTGGCCGAAAGGAGTTGGGCGATCCAGCACAGGAACCCGTGTTTGATGCTGATGCCTACTCTGCAACATTCCCAATCCCGGAGTATCCAAAAGTTTCAACCAAGATCGCGCAGGCGATGACTGATTCCGTTAAGCCATGGATCAAAAAGTACAGCCCTCGCTACGATTCCGCACAAGATGCGACCTGGGACTATGCGGTCAATAACCCAGACCCCGAGAAGATCATCAAAGGCTGGATGAGCAGTATTGGCATAAAAGTGATGTTTCTAAACGAAACAACAGGAAAGGCGCCGCGCGTTTTCATGATGAAGGCGCCACTTGAATACCCATTTTCAGAGCATCCTGCCGTTGTCGAGGCGGTAAAGAAGGCCTACATCGCTGGCTACCAAAGGAGCGGAGCTAGCAGCAATGAAGCAATTCAAGTGCGGCGTGATGCTGCTGTTGCTGTACGCACAGCTCTCAAGGACATGTACGCAGGCAAGCCTGAAGGGAAGAGAATAATTTCTGCCTTTGTCGATAGCACTATCACTGATGAAGGCGAAATCAGATTTAACACCTTTGAGCGTATCATCCGCGACCAACAAAACAGTGGTGTGCAGATTCCTGACGCAGATCGAATTGAAGCGTCCGTGTCTAAGCTGATGAAAGGCAACGAAGCCAACTTCAAGAAGTGGGTAGAAACCAAAGTGCTTGGCATGTTCGGCGCCCCCTTCCTTAAACTCGGCGGTAAAAAAGTGCCCTACACCATAGGCAACATTGCCGAGAAGATGATTTCTGCCAATGTAAAGGGAAAAGAAAAAACCATCACCTTCAGTCCAGGCAAGGCGCGCGCAGTCGCGGCCAAGCGCTATACCAGTCTTCAGTGGATGCGAAACGAAGCCAAGTATGCGATGACCAAGAAAGCTGACGTAGACGAATTCCGCAAGCAGGCCGATGAAGTGTTGACTGCATGGCGTGATTCCGTTTTGCCTTACTACACTGAAAAGAACTGGCGCGGTGAAGTGGATGTGTGGAATGGCCTCGACAGTTCGATGAAGACGCTGGCTCACTACGCTATCAACCGGCAGAAACGTGGCGGCGCAGCAGCACTGAAAGAAGGCCTGTCCAAAAATAACTTCCGTGGCGTTCCGAAAGATGTGATTGATGCAGGTGTTAAAGCTGGCATGGCTATGATGCACGCACCAGTTCCTTACTTTGAATCCAAGCCGCAGAGAGTGGTAACGCTGGATGAATTTGCTGGCGCCGTAGTGCCGCGCAACGCTGATGCCGAAACCTTCGACATCCTGGCCAAGCACAACATCAAGGTGGCCACCTACAAAGGGCGCTACAACGAAACAGAGCGAACTGCTGCCACCATCAAGCTACGCAATCAGTTGGCAAAGCAGGGCGAGGAAGTGCTTTTTCAGTCTGAAGGCCACGTCACCATGGAAGGCAAGCCTGGCAGCCGCTTGACCAAAGCTGCCATTGAAGCCGCCATTGCACCAGCCCTTGAGAAGCTGCGCACGGAGGTCCAGATGGACGTTGCTGTGGTGCAGTCCTTCAGTGATCTGGATCAGGAAATCATCGACTTTGCAGATGGAAACACCACATCGTCAGGCGTCTACCTGCGCGGAAAGGTGTATCTGGTGGCCGACAATATCCCGACCACTGACTATGCCCAGGTCACACTGGCGCATGAGCTGATCGGTCACAAGGGTGTGCTGGAAGGTCTGACGCCGGAGGAATGGACGGATATCAAGGCTACTGTGAACCGACTGCTGGAGCGCGGCCATACCGACACAGTTTCAATCATGGAGGAAGTGAAGCGCCGCTATGGCACTGAAGTGGATGAGAACACGCTGATGAAGGAGTTCATCGCAGTTGCGGCCGAGCGCCGACAAGTAACCGGTACTCTGCAGCGCGTCATGGACACGATCAAGGAGGCGCTGCGCCGGATGCTGAAAGCGCTTGGCTTCACGGCCGCCTTCAGTGATGCCGATATCAACATCATCCTGTCCAACTCGGAGCGCTACTTGCGCACTGGGCAGCGCACCACCTTCACAGATACTGGCGCCAGCTTCAGTCAGGATGGAAAGTCAGCTCCTTTGCGCAAACAGCTGCAGACTGAAACCGAGGCCTTCCGCCGTTGGTTCGGTGACAGCAAAGTAGTGGATGCCGATGGCAAGCCGCTTGTGTTGTATCACGCCACGACATCACTAGATGATTTCAATCAGTTTGTCCCTTCTGAGCGCGGCACTTTGGGTAAGGGGCTCTATTTCACTGACGACCACAAACTGACAAGCCTTATGAGCGAAGGGTTAGACAATGGGAGAGTGATTCCAGCGTACATGAAGTTGGAAAACCCATACACCTTTGAGCAAGACTCCGAAATGGAAGGCGAGTTTGATTTTGACTCCCCCGCGGTGTCTCTGCTTGTCGATGTTTTTGGGAGTCGGACAGCGCGGTACATGATTGAAAACGAGTCGGATGAATTTGCCTATTTTGGAGATGAGATAGCGGAAGAATTGAAGAAAAGAGGGCACGACGGGATCATAATGAAATTTGAAGACGGTGACGGAGAGTATGTCGCCTTCGACCCCACCCAGATCAAATCCGCCATAGGTAACCGTGGCACCTTTGATCCTGCTGATCCCAATATCCTGTTCAGCAAGGGTGCGCCTAACTCAACCGGATTTTCCGTACCAGACGAAACGCTAACAACTGTTGCCATCCGCAAGATGCAGGACAAGTTCAAGGTGTTGAAAGACCTGCAGACAAACATTCGCGGAGCGGGCGGCACGATCACTGACAAGAACGATGCCTATCTGGCTGAAGAGTTGTTCCACGGCAAAGCGGAAAACGATCTTAGGGAAATGCGTGATCAGTACATCGAGCCACTTTCAGCGAAAATGGCCAAGTTCAAAATCAGTCGAGAGCAGCTGGATCAGTTCATGTATGCCCGCCACGCACCAGAGCGAAATGCTCACATTGCCAGTATCAACCCAGCTATGCCTGATGGCGGGTCTGGCATGAAGAACGCTGAATCGGCCCGCATATTGAAAGAGGTCAGGGCGTCAGGGAAGCAGGATCAATACCAGCAACTTGCCGCCATCGTTGACGACATTGTTAAGATGCAACGCGACATGATCGTGGAAGGCGGCCTAGAAGATGATGGACTGGTAGCTGCATGGCAGGACACCTACAAACATTATGTTCCCCTGAAAGGCTGGGCAGAAGATACGAAGGACCAAGGTATCCCGCGCACTGGCAGCGGCTTCAACATTGGCGGAAAGGAAACAAGGCGCGCTCTTGGTCGCAGCAGTCTTGCTGCCAGCCCGGTTTCATACGCAATCGTTGATCTGACAGAGAAGATCATTCGCAAGCGCAAGAATGAAGTCGGCAACGCATTGCTGGATCTGATTGAGTCAAACCCAAATCCAGACTACTGGGAAGTTTATACAAACGACAGCCCGGAAATGGATCGCCGCATCGTTAAGACGCCAGAGGGAGAGCAGGTAAAAGAAATGCCGCTTCCAATGCACATGCTGAAAGACCGCTACTTCACCACGAAGAAAGACGGCCGCACATACTTTATGAAGCTGAATGATCCCAGGCTGATGACAGCAATGAAGAACCTTGGACCTGAATCAAACGGCGCCCTTCTGCGTGTTTTAGGTGGCATTAACCGTATCCTGTCAGCACTCAACACCAGCTACTCGCCAGAATTCCTGATTTCAAACTTTGCGCGTGACGTGCAGACGGCTGTGCTGAACCTGCAGGCGGAGCAATCACTTCCTCCTGGTGTCGGCAAGGCTTCAGGCAAAGCTATCGCGGCACAGACCATCAAGGACATTCCGTCAGCTATGAAGGCCATCTATGCGCGCTTGCGCGGTGCTGGCGCTGATTCCGAGTGGGGTAAGCTGTTCGACCAGTTCCGGGCAGACGGCGCCAAAACCGGGTACTTTGACATGAAGGATCTGGACGGCCAGGCGGCAGAAATTGACCGCATGATCGAGATAGCGCAGGGCGGCTGGAAAGGGAATGCGCTGCGGTGGGCACAGAGCTCCGCCGCGATGGTGGAAACACTGAATCAGTCAGTGGAAAACGCAGTGAGGCTTTCCGCCTATGCCAACGCCATCAAGGCCGGCCTGTCACGCCCTCGCGCCGCAAGCCTTGCCAAGAACATGACAGTGAATTTCAACCGGCGTGGCGAGATAGGAACCACCCTCAATGCCCTGTACATGTTCGCTAACGCATCAATTCAGGGCAGTGCAAACTTTATACGCACGATGGGAACGCTGAAGGGCGACAAGACGCTGAAGTGGGCAAACCTGAACAACGCTCAGCGCCTGGCAGTAGGAATCACAGCGGCAGCTTTCTTCCTATCCATGGCGAACCGGGCGGGTGCCGGTGAAGACGATGATGATGTTAACTGGTACGACAAGGTGCCGGCCTACGTGAGAGAGCGCAACATCATCCTGATGAAGTCTCTGTTCGGCGGCCAACAGAATGGAGAGTATTGGAAGATTCCGCTTCCATACGGGTTCAATGTGTTCTCTGTGATTGGTGACAGCCTTTCATCAGTGCTTGATGGCGATGAAGATCCGGTAAGAGCCGCAGGGAATGTCGTGCTCGCCGCACTTGGCTCTTTCTCGCCAATCGGCTACCAGGATTCAAAAACCATTCAGGGCATGCTGCTGAAGAATGCAGCGCCCACTGTGGTCAAGCCGGTAGTTGAACTTGCTTTGAACGAAAACTTTGCCGGGTCATCCATTTTCAACGAAAACTTTGCATTTGGTACGCCGTCACCAGATAGCGCCATGGGAAGACGCTCTACACCAGAGGCATACAAGAAGATTGCAACATGGCTGAATGAAGTAACTGGCGGATCAGAGTTTAGGTCTGGTGCGGTCGATGTGAATCCGGATGTCATGCAGTACGTTCTTGATTACCTGGGTGGCAGCGCCTACTCATTCTTTGGGAGCAAGGTTCCAGATTACCTGTACAAGCAAGTTACTGGATCAGAGTCGGAGGTTGGGCAAATACCGTTCGTTTCGCGCATTTCTGGCAGGGTTCTTCCGTATGCTGACACAGAGACCTTCTACCAGCGCAGGGATGATCTGATGCAGATCGAAGATGAGTTCCTGGCACTCACACCAGAAGATCGCCAGCGTTACCCTGTAGAGTATCGCAGCAAACTTGGATTGCGCGGACTTTTGAAAGTAACTGAGAAGAAGTTGAGACAGCTGCGCAAACGCCGCGATGGGATATATGCCGACGACATTACAGTGCGAGAAAGGGATGTCCAACTGAAAGATGTAGAGGCCACCATGAAGCAAGCTGTAGATGAGTTCAACAGCGCCTACAACGCTATTGAATCAGGCTCCAGATAAAAGCACCAAGCGTAATACAGCCAACTGGTATCAATAGGAAGCAACCAATAATGCCAAGGAAGGCGCTGCCGGTTGACCAACCCACAACAATAAAAAAAATTGACGCCGCTAACAGGTGGGGAATGCACTTCATTGGCGGCTGTATATCGGCCTGTGGATGGCATCGGCGCCATCAATACCTGATCCTAGCCTCTTATAGATGCGCTGATCTGGCACACCGGTAATCTCAGACCACTCAGCTACCGTTTTGGTAATGCCGTCAACAGTGATCGTTTTGGATCTCCGGGTATTGCGAGTTTGTTCTTTCTGCGTAGCCCAGCGGCAGTTGTCTTTGCAATAATTACCATTGCAATCTTTTCTATCGATGGAGTATTCAGGACCGGGGCGATTACCCATATCGCGGAAGAAGGCACTGAAATCAACAAGCCACTCATCACACACAGCAATCCCGCGACCGCCATAATCAATATAGCTTTTGTGATTTTCGTTGTAGCAACGCGCCTTCATGGCCTTCCATGCTGAATACTCAGGGCAGCCATAAAGCCCATGCTTAACATTCCCTGGCGATCCAGAGCAGCCACATGAGGATGTTTTGCCGCTGATTAGGTTGTATCGGTTCACTGGTTTTTTTGTGCCGCAAGCACAGGCACAAACAACCATCTTTCCGCGTGCATCAGGAGAAAGGACTGACCATAAACCATAAGTTGAATTAAGCATGGGTGGAGTATATCAATCGTTTGCGCTCAGTAGAGTAGTGATGGATGCCCGCGCTTCGCGATGGATCGCTCGGCATCCAAAATTGATTAATGCCTGATGGTTTTCTGGCCTTCCTTGTGGGCGGTGGCTTGGGCTTTAATGGTGTCTGCCAGCGGGTGCTTTTTGCCGGTGAACTTCTCGTAAATTTCTTCGCGGTGCACGGTAGTTTCCTTCGGTGCATTCACACCAATACGTACTTGATTTCCCTTCACACCAAGCACGGTAACGGTAACATCGTCACCTATCATCAGGGTTTCACCCACTCTTCTTGTTAATATCAGCATTGCATTTCTCCAGCGGCACGGCCGCTTCCTTGTTGGTTAAGGCGGCAGGGAATCCTACCGCCAGCCGAGCGTGTTAATCGTCTGTTTCTTCTTCGGCATCTTCCAGCAAATCTTCCTGCTGATCATCGTCGCCCTCTTCATCTTCAGAGAGCACAACCAGATCACCACCCGACAACACCATTTCGCAGGTTGTCTGCAGCAGTTGGCGCAACTTGTTGACCCCGGCAGCGCTGACTTCCTCGACCGAGATATTGAAGGACAGGTCAACCTGACCGCCTGGCAGTGGCGTGAAGCTGATCTTGCTCATGGTGCCGTCTTTGAGTTCAGCGCCACCGATGTTCACCTGGCAGTACGTAAACACGGATCCACAGGAGCAACCGCCAAGGTAAGGCAGCGCCAAATCCTTGTTGCGTCCCTCTTTCCAGATCGATGAGGCCTTTCCGCCCAGCAGTGTGTTCAGGACAGAGCCTGCACACATGAGCGACAGCTTGATGTCCAGCGGGACAGGGGCATTCTCGCCCTTGCCGTTCTTGTGATATTTGAGATTCGTCACCTTGCAGGACGACGATTTGAATTTCAGTGCCATGATCACTCCGTTTCAATGAGTTTGAAGTAGACTTCCATGCAGGCCTTGGCGTCACCCAAGGATGAGTGCGCATCTTCCATGGGGCGCCCTATCAAGCGTTCGTATGCCTCGGTCAACTTTGGCCACTTCCCGCCGAATTTCTTGGTGTACTGCATCATGGTGCAGTAATACAGATTCTTGTCTTCCTTCCATGATCGCATCAGCTCCGCGAAGATGGGGTCTTCTTCAGGCCAGTATCGCTTCTGCGCAATCCGGACAATGCGATTGTCGAAAGTGGTATTGTGAGCAATGCGCAGCGTGGCACGCATATTCAGGCTTGTGAACATTTCCAGCGCTTCTTCTTCCAGAATGCCTTCATCCATGGCGCGCTCTCGCGTGATGCCATGCGTTGCAAAAGCCCCTTCTGATATTTCCCAATTCAGCGGCTTCACCAGCACGTTGACGGAATCGACAATTTCGCGCGTTTGGTCATCCACCAGCAGGCCGGTCAAAGAAACGATGTGTGGCTGGTCTGGCCCTTCGCTGGGCTTCTTCCAGTCAGTGATGAGGTCGGTGGTTTCGGTGTCAAAAACGTTAATCAGGCTCATGGGTTTCCTTTGTTGGTTGGTTTGGTTAAAGAGGTCAGCGATCAGTTCAGTGCAACGTAGAGGAAGCCGCCCGGCGCAGGAAGTTCCTGGTGAGGGATATCCTGCCCGTTTTGGTTCACTACGCCGTGAAAGAACGCAATGTTGCCACGGCGAGAAATCTTCACGAACGCAGCAACCAATTCGGCTGGTGTTGGATCCTCGACCAAGAACGGCAGTGCTTCGCCATCAAGCACATCCGGCAGATCGTCCAAGGCATCGACCACCATTTCCAGCGGTTCGTTTTTTACCGGATCAACCGTTGTCGCCAGATCGCACCAGCCCTTTGCTTCATCGACTGATTTGAAGCTGTCTTGATGCAGGGCATGAGCGTCAGACAAGCTGGCTTTGACACGATAGGCATCAGTGGCAATCTGCACGATGAATTTCCCGCCGTACTCCAAAGGCTGCATGATCTTGGCACGCTCGGCCGCAATCACTTCCTTCTCGGCAGCATCAATGGATTCCATCAGGGTCTGCATCAGGAGTATGCCTTCGGACTCAAACTCTTCGAGCTTTTTAATCGGCCGCAGTTTGTTCTGGTCACGAAGAATGCGCAGTTGCTGCAGTGTCATATCTGAAGATACCAGTGCAGTTGCTGCCCTGATCTTGTCCAGCTCCAGCTTGTGCGCCGCAACCCGGTTTTGTTCAGCCACATCCTGATCGTCCAGATACTGCTGGATTTTGTTCTTGATGTGCAAAGTCAAATGGTCTGGCTGCAGCTCCACCAAGTCCTTAAGGTTTTCAAACAGGAAGCTGTAGCCATCACCTTCCTTGCGGATTATTTCAAGGCTTTTGGTTATGGCTTCAGCCTTCATCGTGGCCTTCATTTTGATGCTGGCAATTTCAGTTTTCACCGCATCGCGCATCAGCTTCAGGCTGCGCTTACCGTGGATGACATCCCACATGTTGTAAGCCGGTTCTGGCACCGTGATCTTCTCGTCCAAGAACAGTTTGTTGAGGCTGAACATGTGCGCCTTCACTTCGCTTTCGGCAGCCGTCACGATTTCATCGCGGCGCTTCTTCTTCTGATCAGACACCTGATTTGACAGCGCCAGTCGCGCTTTGCGCGCTCGCTCAGTAATGGTGTCCAGTGTACGGAACAGGTCAGCCAGCGATGCGGTCTTTTCCAACAGGCGCGCCTTCTCGGCTTTGATGTTCTTCTCGACATCATCCAGCCACTTCACGCTGACATCTGCATCAGCAAAGTCCTGATCGCTCTGCAACTCCTTCTTCAGCCCGTCAATGAGCATGAACGCCTTGCTTTGGAACTCTTCCAGATTGCCGGTAGTTGTGAGCTGGCCATCCAGATCGATCAGCAGTGCAGGCATGGTTTCTGGACGCACGCCAACTGGCTCTACCTTATCCACGGGAGGCGTCCAGGTCTTCATATCTGCGAGGAACTGATCCCAGCCGGCATACAGCAATTTCTGCCGTTCCGGTGTAGTGGTGTACTTGGTCCAGATCGTATTCCGTTTGGTTCCGTCGGAAACAATCCAGTAGATCACTTCCAGCTTCGGGTTCGCGGCAAACTGATGATCCAGCTGCCACCGAATGTAGTCCGGAATTTCACCTTCGCCCTTCTTGTGCGCTTTCAGTGCAGCCACCAGTTTTTCATTGTGCTGCTTACACTCGGCCGCAATCTTGGCATCCATCGACAGGCCATCGAACGAAGCAAGCATCATTCCGGACTGGCATGTGACCGGGAACAACTCTTCATCCAGCTCATCGCTGAGAATCTTGATGGCAATCTGTTCGACACGATGGCCTTCAGGGAAAATCTTCTCTGTGACATACCGGCTGAACTCTTTTGGTTCTTTGGTGACCTTGGCGCGCAACAACTCTTCGCGCGACATATTCGGATGTGAGCCCATCATCACCGGGGCTTCCGATGCGTTGAGTGTGGAAATTCGTAATGCCTGCCACTCTTCCGAGCCTTGCACTACGCTATGACGGATAAAGCTGCTGTTCATGGTAAAGCTCCTTTTCGCGGGTGTTTTTAATCGTCGTTCTGGTTTTGGTCGGTCGTTTCTGCCTGAGACTCTTCTGGTTTTGGCTCTTCTTTGCGCGGCCTCAATTTTTTGATCACGGCAACCTGATCGTCGGTCAGGGTGTATTTGATGCGCAGGGTTTTGAGTATTTCTGCACTGTCGCCGCCCTTGTCGATGTAATCCTGATATTTGCCAAGGTTGTGCTTGAATCGATCATCAGGGAAAAGTTCGAGCGTTGTTTCGCCCGCCTGAGCTTGCGTAGCAGACGAACCGCTAGTGGTCTCTTGCTGCGCCCCTTGGATGATGTAGGCGCCAGGTGCGTACTCAAATTCATCGCTCTGCAATTCATCGGGAGTGTAGACGCCAAGTAGTGCGCCAGGAGCATAGCGGCGAATGAACTTGCGTACAGCTGTGTAGGTAATTTGTTGCTCGGGATCAGTTGCCCACTGCGTTGAGAAGCGCGGGAAGCACTGCACCAGCATCAGCGTCAATTCGCGTGGCTTGGTTTCACCGCGCAGCACTGCTGTTACCTTCACGCCAAGCCCGTCCTCGTCATTCGGCACCCAGTTGATGACAGGGTATTTGCCATTGTTGCCGTCGACAATTTTGAACTTGCCCAGCACCTTTGACCAATCGCCAATAAACTCAAAATCAGGTGCTGTTCTCAGGGCGCCGCAGGACATTGCTACCGCGTTCACCAGCTGCGCTTCGTAGCCAAGCTTCCCACCAATATCAAAAGTCTTCTGCGCCACCAGAAATGGGTTCAACTGCCACTGAATTGCCTGCATCGCAACAGCAAAACAATCTGCCTTGCTTTCTTTCAAATGCTTGGGCACTGACATCTTGCCACTGCACATCAGCACCGCAATACGGTCGATTGAATCCATGTGGTCACGGTTCAGGATAAGTGCAGACGTGCGTGCCTGGCCCTCATCAAACACCATCGGTGCATTGAAGTGCGATTCGGGAATATCGGTGTTAACTGACTGTTCGATTGTTTGTGTGGCTGGTTTGGTTTTTTCCTGCTTGGGATTACGTTTACTGGCTGTCATGAAACCCTCCGTTGTCGGGCTGTAAAAAAGTGTTGACAGGAGAATAAGCGCCCAATAGGATTCCGTCAACAGTTTTTTACCAGCAAGAACGGAGCGTTGCCAATGTTGTCATTTGAAGAAGTACAGAAGCGCCTGAAGGATCGGAAAATCAGCGTTGTTGCAGAGGAAACCGGACTTTCCAGGCCGACCTTGTACAAGGTCATGGCGGCAAAAGACCCGGGGCAGATCGCCTATTCCACGATTCAAACCATTAGCAGCTATTTCGAGAAGCAGGAGGCTGGCGAACAGTGAGCGTGCAATTTTGCAGGGCTTGTGGCGGCGAGCTTCCGGCTGGCTGCAGCGGTGCTTTCAAAGGCGTTCCGGGCTGCCTGATGAGTGATGCGGCTGCAGCAATGGAACGCTCCAAGGAACCTACCGGCTACCAACCAGTGCGCCATGATCTGCAGGTAGTGCGGGTCGGCACTGAAGACGATGGGGAATACGCATGAGCAGTAAAAACGAGTCTTTTAGCCTGGGCGATGTCCTCTTTATCATCGTGGTGTCTGCTCTGGTGTTCGCATTTACTGGCGATCCGAGCATTGCGGATGCTGTGCGCAAAAGTATTTTGGCGTGGGCCAGCGGTGGAGGGTTCTGCCAATGAGCGGTATTACCGCGCGCGCCGCAGAAATCAACGCCGCCTGGGAGCAGGCGCAGGAGGAACTGGGCAATGGCTGACGTATTCTGCATTGCTGTCGAATACCTGGAGCAGAAGGCGCTGGCCCAGCTCCACTGCTTCGGAGACTGCGGCAAGATCGCCCTTGGCATCATAGACACCGGTGATCTTGCTGGCCCATGCCTGGCGTGTTGCCAGCCGGTATGCGCTTACCAGAAGGCGGTTGTCGGCCCTATTGGTACTTCAAAGATGGACGGCAGCACGATCTACATCCGTGCACTTCAGGAACGGGTGTTCGCATGAACATGATTGCACTCTACCCAACCGCCAAAGGCCTAACACTCTCGGACATGCTGGTGCCGATGGTGCTGGCCGACATTAAGACGATGACACGGCGGATGATCCCGGAGCGATTGGTAGAAAAATACTTCGACTATGACGACTACTGCAATGCCGTCATGCCGAGGGATGTTCCATGTTCTCGGTCATACGAAAAGGAATTTTACCAAGAGCGATCGCCGTGGAGTGCCGGGGATTTTGCCTACATCCGCGAAACCCACTACCGCATCGGCCACTGGGAAAAGACCGGAGAGAAGACGCGCACAGGCAAGGACAAGTGGGCATTCGTGCCTGATAGCGACAGAGTTGAGTTCATGCGCCCGGCTGGCACCTACCGCAAGAGCCGCGACCGCACAATGCCCGGCATGGCTAACTGGTACAAGCGCTTGGCTAGGTTCATGCCGAAAGCCTGCGCTCGCACGGTGTTAGAGGTTGTCAGTGTGCGCGTGGAGCGGTTGCAGGACATAAGCAAAGCCGACTGCATAGCCGAGGGCATGGAGGGTCTAAGTGATGTTCACGCGGGGTGGCATCAGTCATTCGCCGCGCTTTGGGAATCCATCAACGGCTCTGGAAGCTGGGAAGCCAACCCTTGGGTGTGGGTAATTGAGTTCAGGAGAGTGGTGAATGGCTAACCAAACCAAAATCGAATGGTGCGACAGTACGTTTAATCCGTGGATTGGCTGCACGAAAGTTTCCCCTGCCTGTGATCATTGCTATGCGGCCGTAAGCACGCCAGCGAGAACACGCGGCATTGAGTGGGGCACAGGAAAGCCAAGACAGCGCACCGCGCCGGACAACTGGGCCAAGCCGATCAAGTGGAATAAAGCCGCTTTCGGAGAGTGTGCAGCCTGTGGATGGAGGGGCGGTGCCAAAGAATTGAGATGGACTGATGGCACTTGTGCTCCATGCCCGTCTTGTGGACTGCAATCGTATCAAGGTGGCTACGCCGTTAATGATGCCCGCCGCCGCGTGTTCTGCGCATCGCTTTCCGACTGGCTGGACAACGAAGTGCCAACACAGTGGTTGATAGATTTACTGGATCTGATCCGCCTCACGCCCAATCTTGACTGGCAACTGCTGACGAAGCGCGTTGGCAACTGGGAGCGCCGCTTAGAACAAGTGCTAGCTGTTATGCTAATGGGCAGCCGCTCTGATCTTTACCGCTGGGTGTGGGATTGGAGATATGGAGACATCGCACCCGCCAACGTCTGGCTCGGCGCCACCGTAGTCAACCAGGCCGAAGCCGACCGCGACATTCCGAAGTTGCTACAGGTACCGGCGCGTATCCGGTTCCTGAGTGTGGAGCCGATGCTCGGGAGAGTTGACCTGTGCGAAATTTTCGGCATGTGGTGGAACCAGACCATGAAGTGTTTCGAGTCCACCGGAATGGAAATCAATCGACACTATCAGGGGCGCGGCATCGCAGGGAGGAAACTGATCGACTGGGTAATCTGCGGCGGCGAGTCCGGACCGAAGGCGCGACCTATGCACCCTGACTGGGTGCGCTCACTGCGGGACCAATGTGCAGCGGCCGGTGTCCCATTTTTATTCAAACAGTGGGGCGGGTGGACTGAACACATGCCACCACATGCAGAAGATGCCGACATTCTATCTCTCAGCGGGAAATACGATTTCATTGATGGCGTGCACATGACGAAGCTAGGTAAAAAAAATACCGGCAACCTGCTCGACGGCCGCCAGCACCTGGAGTTCCCGACAGCACCCAAAGCCCAGCAGGGTAATGGCAGCATTGGGCCGGATCAGTTCGTTGCCAAAAATAGGCAACTTTTGCGCGAGATTGTGGAAATGGTCATCGCAGCACTGTCCGCCCCTGCACCTGTGCGGGAGGACACCTACAAGGCGGATAACCATGACTATGACGAGTTCGCAAACTGGTACACCCACGAGGCTCCAGATGAAGACTTGATGAGCATGCGAGATATGGCGTATACGGCATGGCAGCATGCTCGCCTAGCCCCAGCCTCCGCGCCAGTTGCAGAGCCAGCGGTGTTGACTATGGAGGAAAGGGCCGCTCTCCAAGATACGCTGCAACTGCTTCAAGAGCTTGTCCGGAATACGCCGCATGAGTCTTTAGCGCGTGCATGGGGCTGTATGGAGGCCACGATCAAGGCATTGCTATCCCGCACCGACCTGCCTGATTTGCCTGATCCTAAGTCAGCCACGAGCACAGTGCAGGAGCCAGTTGCTACGATCCATAGTGACGGGTACTGGACGCATGAGGCCGGCAAAGACCCATTCGACCGGCATGGGCCAAATAAAAATGCGGCGTCCCTCAAGGTTTACGTTGCCAGCCTGACACGCACTGAGCCAGCACCAAAGGGGGATGAATGAACTATACAGGTAAGAGCGCAGAAATTAGTGAGTGTGGTCAATACAGGTATTTTCTTTCTCGTTGGTGGAATGCTCGTATGGGTGGGCGACTGTGTGTGTTCATTGGGGTCAACCCGTCAACAGCAGACGCAAGCGAAGATGATGCAACCATTCGCAAGATGGTCGGGTTTGCTGCTCGCTGGGGTTTTGACGGTATCGCAGTAGGAAATCTGTTTGCTCACCGTGCAACTGATGTCCGAGAGCTGGCTACTGCCATGAACCCTATTGGCCCGGATAACGATGGCTGGCTACTGGATATGATGAATCTTGCCAACCTTGTAGTGCCGTGCTGGGGTAGCAGTGACAAACTCCCAAAAGAGTTGAGGTCGCGCATTGCTGAGGTTTCCGCTGTTATATCTCAGACTGCCACACCAGTAAAATGCCTCGGTTACACTGCCAGCGGAGACCCTAAGCACCCGTTGATGCTTGGGTACGTGAACGAACTCGCTGACTTTGCAAAACGGAGCAAGCCATGAACACACAAGAACTGTTGCGGAATGCGGAATGTAAATGCGCGGAAGAGTGGCCGGATGAAGTGGAGATTGGGGAAGTTTGCGACAACGAAGATCAGCACCCTAACCATGACATCTGCTTGAATTGTCTGCACAGCAACAAGTGCCACCTAGCCAAAAAGTATGCAAAAAAGTACGAAGGGCGCAAGCAACTACAAATTAAATTGGCCGCCACAGAGATAGCCGCACAAGTCGGCAAGGGGATGGAGTGATGAGCGATAATTATCAAGCGGTTTACGATGCTGTTCGTAGTAGGTTTCATGGATGTGACGCAGAAGGAGCTATTCAATCTGTTCTGCGTGACGCTTTCGGCATGGCTAATCACCACATGGCTTGCGTAGCTCAAGAGTATGCCTGTGCTGCGCACGAACAACAAAGACCTGTAGTCGTATTCAAGCCAGTGCTATCCGTTGATGGCAGCATGTATTGCTTTTTATTCGGCAGCAACTTGCAAGAAGGGGTGGCAGGCTTTGGTGAAACTCCAGCGAAAGCTGCCGCCGCATTTGATGAAGCGTGGCTCAAAGGACAATGACAATGCAGACTGAACTTGAGAAGTGGTGCGAAGTTAACCGCCATATCGCTGCCTCGAATGATTGGGATGAAACACTGATTAGAGCATCGGACGTTATGGCCCTGCTCGCCCGTTGCACCTTGTGTGAGAAAGTGCCGGTTGGGTATGTCCAACCCTGCGTTCTTCTTCACCTTGGTAAATGGACTCACACTCCAATCGAGTCCTCGATATGCCCGCAAGTCTTTGGGGTGTACGATCAGCCCCTCTACGCCCCTGCCGACATTGGCAAGGAGGGTTGAGCGTGAGCGACTATGGCGACATGTGCAAAGAACTGAGGGAAGAAAAGCGCGAGCTGCGTGCAAGGCTTGGCGTGAACTGCCCTGAGTGCGTAGCGAAGCTGCCGAAGGCTTGTCCGTCAATTCTGCTTCCGGGCCAACGATGCAGGATACACGGGTACAAAGACCCGAGGAAAAGAGAGTGAAAAAATTCCTCCAGTGGCGATCACGTCGATGGGGATATGACGGCTGGGCTGTGGTAATGGATGGCGCAACAAGGCCGCTGGCATGGACCACTTGCACCACCCGCGAAGAGGTGCGTGAGTTGATAGACGAGCACCAGGATATGTTCCTGCGTGGTTGCGACATTAAAAAAGTAAAAATAACCGTTGAGGTAATCGAAGATGAACAAAATTGTTGAAGACAAAAAGCCGGAAGTGCCTGTTACACCCTGCCAACCTTTACCGCCAGCATCAGACTGTGGTGACGGCAAGAATCGCGGCGCGGAGCGTGAAGCAAATTGTGGCGGGTACTACTCTGAACAAGCGCGAGGATAACGGGCTATGAGAAAGTGCCAGAAAGCGTGCGACCTGAACTGGATACGCACCAACTCAAACACCAACCTTGGGAAGCTGCGCTGCCTCAATTGTGGAACGGTTTATGCCAAAAACATCAAGTTTCAAATTGCAAGAGCAGCCGCGCAAGCACACATGCAGGATGGTGTAGACAGGCACCAACAGCTGCACGAAATGTTTATGCACCTGACAGCAAAGGCACCCTGCAAAACAATTGTTATTGATGGCCTGCCGTATCTGGAGCGCTACTACATGGGCGATGTCACGATATCCCAAAGGCGTACCCGTCAGCATTGGCTGCACCGGTTCCTGCGCTGCTCTTCTGAGGATTTGCACACGCACGCCTGGGAAGCAAACAGCACAGTGGTTACAGGTTGGTACTTGGAAGAAACGCCGGGCGGCATCTTCACTGTGCGTAAACCAGGGGACAACTACACAATCAACCTTGACACCATTCACCGGGTAGCGGCTGCACTGCCTGATACGTGGACATCGCTGATGGTAAGGCCGGGACTGAAAGAAACATGGGACTTTGTAGCTGGCGATGGCTCGCGGACAGCGGTTCAGTCTGGCGGTCCGGATTGGTGGAAAGAGTGTCTGCCAAGGGCTGCAGCATGAGACACGACAGCAACGGGAAAATGCGTGTGTCGATCAACATACCGCCTTCACATTGTCCTGTTTGCGGCAAGGGAAGAAACCAGTACACCAACCACACTGCCTGCGCCAAGAAAATGCAGGCTCTAAGACTCGAAGCCAACAAGGAGCGCTCAAGATGAACTACTGTCTGGAATGTGGCAAAAGCGACACTGACATTGTGTGCCCGTCTTGCCTCAACAAACTGAAAGCGTTCTACACCAACCGCCCTGTGCCCAACAAGCAGGTCGTGGATCTGAAGTGGAAACCAGAGGAAGTGGATCCGGAAGAGGTCAGAAGGATCCTGCAGAACATCCAGCTGGGCGCCAGCGAGAAGCTGAAGCATGTGGCGGTACCGAGGGTGGTTGTCGCGGCAGCCCGGTACAGCATCGAAAAGCAGTACGCCGAAGTGCTGAGACTGGAGCGTGACATTGGCCTGCTCAAAGCGGGGATGGCCGGCGACTACGATCTGGACGCCTGGATGGACTGGTGCCGGGAGGTCGAACGTGGGCGCCAGAGCGGCCCAGGTGAGCCCTTGGACATCGAAGACCTGGCCTTCATCAAGCTGGCGCTGGAATCGGCCCTGACGGCTGCTGGTGACGACAGAGGCGCTGTGTACTACCAGAGATCCCTGCGCATCCTGAAGCGGCACATGGAGCGCCCTGATGCAGACTGAGTGCCCACAACAGGAAAAGCACACCCCATGCCCCTCTGGATACAGCCAGTGGCACAGCTGGGCGAGCAAGATGAAAAAGACACACAACCAAAAACGGTGCCCTGG